CCTGGTATAACATATTACTCTATGTTTTTAGTGCCAGGAGATAAACTTCCAATAGCATTTCTCGTAGTCGCTTATGATGAAAAACCAAGTTCGTTCAACGTTGAGCAGCGCACAGCTTACGCTATCGCTGAAAAATTACGCTATCGCTAAAAAATTATCAATATGAAACTTTTACTGAAAAGGGTATTCAAGGCCGATACATATACTATCGGTAAACTATATGTTGACGGTAAATATTTTTCAAGCACGATTGAGGATAAGGATCGTGGACTTGACCAAAAGATGCCGATCGAACAAATCAACAAACTCAAAGTGTATGGAGAGACAGCCATTCCGACCGGTACATATAAGATAACCCTTGACGTTGTGTCACCAAAGTTCAGGTGGAACAAATATTATAGGGATTTTTGTGATGGCAAGATACCAAGGCTTATCAACGTGCCAGGATATAATGGCGTGCTTATTCATCCATTCAATACAGCTGAGGAGTCGCTTGGTTGTATAGCGGTTGGTATAAACTCACAGAAAGGCCGTATAACGAACTCTAGAGTTTATTTTGAGAAACTATATAGGATGATGCATGAAAGTGTGTCACAGGGCCAGGAAATAACAATTACAATAGTATAATATGAAAGAGTTTCTACTTTATTTATGGCAGCTTCCGCAGAACTTGCTTGGCCTGTTCTGCATTATGTTTTACAAGCCTATCATAAAATATTATTATGAGGACGACAAGGGCCATAAATTCGTTGTTTATGGTCAACGGAATACTGGTAAGTCTTTCTCGCTTGGGAAGTATCTGTTCTGCTTTTGTGATAAAGAAGGAGCTATTCGAGAGACTACGTTATATCACGAATATGGACATACGTTTCAAAGCAGGCGTCTTGGGTGGCTTTATTTGCTTATTGTTAGAGCATACTCTGGCATACGTTGTTGGCTGCATTCCGGTGACGGATATTATGACCATTATCCAGAAAAGCAGGCTGATAAGTATGGCAATATAAAACATAAGGAAAATTCCACGATACGTTATGTAGAAAAGAGGACATTGACCAAACTAAGAACGTCATACTTTCATAACGATGGTAGTTAGATTCTGTGCCGGTTGATTAAAAATGATTATCTTTGCGAAACAATCTTTAATTTAGGAGTTTATGGAAGGATTAAATATTGATTTCATTCAGACGCCGGAAGAGATTGATAATCTCTTTACTGGTGATAACACAGAAACTAATGGTGAACCGTCAACCACAAATGGCGGTGAAGAAAAACACGAAGAACACAAGACCGAGGAGCCAGTCGATGTAGATAGTTTGTTCTCAAACGACGATCCAGAGAGCGTAGGTAGTGTTGTTAAGAACGGCCAGGAGGAAACCGGTCATGGTGCCGAGACTTCTCCTAACAACGAAACAAACTTCTACTCTTCCACGCTTGACGCACTTGTGAAAGACGGTGTTCTTTCTGGCCTTAATGATGAGGATCTTGCCAAAGTGAAGACCGCTGAGGACTTCGCTGAGGCTATTAATAAGGTTGTCGAGTCTCGTTTTGATGAATCGCAAAAACGCATCAACGACGCGCTTAACGCAGGAGTTGAGCCAACTGAGATTAAGAAAAATGAGTCGATAATTAAATATCTTGATAGTATCACTGAAGAGGATATAACTGCAAACAATGAGGAGGCGGATAAACTTAGGAGCAACATCATCGCGCAGGATATGCTTAACAGGGGCTATTCAGAAGATAAGATTAAACGTGAGCTTAAGAAATCTTTCGATGCCGGTACTGACATCGAAGATGCAAAAGAAGCTCTCGCAGCCAATAAGGAATATTATAAAAATATTTATAAAGATCTTGTTGACAAAGAACAGAAGGCTAGAAAGGAACAGGACGACAATAATCGTAAATCATTAGAGGAGCTTAAGAAATCTATCATGGAAGACAAGGATATCTTTGGAACTCTTCCTGTAGATAAGCAGGTTAGGCAGAAGATTTATGATAATATCAGCAAGGCGTCTTATCGTGATGACAAGACAGGCCAGATGCTGACAGCGGTCCAGAAATATCAACGCGAGAACCCAAAGGAGTTCATCAAGAATCTCGGTATAATCTATACCCTGACTGACGGTTTCTCGAATATTGGAAAGCTTATTCAGAGTGGTGTCAAACGTCAGATGAAGAGTAGCCTTCGTGAATTGGAGCACACATTGTCGAATACCTCAAGGAATAGTGACGGCAGTCTCAATCTTTTGAGTGGGGTCACTGATGACAATTCGCCTGAGTACTTTGGAAAAGGCGGATGGCGGCTCGATGTGTAGCAAAATATATTTTTTTAACAACATTTAATTAAACAAAATTATGGCCGGATTGCTCGGTAAGTATCAAATGGTAGGCTTTTCTCACTGGAAAGGGCTTACTAAGGAAAATCACTTGGGCGCGATTTATCAACTTGCGCCGCAGAAGGCAACTAACGTAATGGTTCAGTTGCTTGCTTATTATAGGGGAAAGAGTTGGGATACATTCCTTAATACATTCCCTATTCACGAATTCGAGGATGATTCTGAATATACGTGGGACGTTATTGGTTCCAATCGTAGAAATATTCCTCTTGTAGAGGCAAGGCTGGAGGATGGCACTCCTGTGACATCAGCATCTGGAATGGTCGGTGCGAATACCACTCCGTTCTATCTCGTGTTCAACGAGGATTGGTTCGCGGACGGTAGAGTATTTGCCGTCAAGGTTCAGTAATGAATCTTTAGCAAATCGAGCAAAAACGGTGGAGCCCTTCATTCCATATCGTTGGATGGGTAATACCGTGCTAATGGCGCGCGTAACAGTGCGCCACAGTGTAGAGAGTAGAAATTGAAACTATGTATGGATCAATTTATAAGATAACCAATAAAATTAATGGGAAAATTTATATCGGTCAAACAATACAAAAACCAATTGAGCGCTTTTATCAACATTGCACCAAATCTGCGAAAGGCGAAGTATTAAATATGCCGATTCATAAAGCTATTCTTAAATATGGTAAAAATAATTTTTCATTTGAAATTTTGGAAACCATTAATAAGAATAAATTAAATGAAAGGGAACGATATTGGATATCTTATTATGATTCTTATAATAGCGGATACAACGCAACATTTGGTGGACAAAAGGGAGCAAAGCCTTTTAAATATCACGATGACGCTGCTATAATAGAATCATATGAAAACGGAAGTTCTTTACGTAATATTGGTAGTAAATTTAATTTAGACAAGGCCACAATAAAGTCGATATTAATAAGAAACAATATAAAATTAAGAACTACACGAACATATAAATTGAGCCAAGACGATAGGGTTAAATTAATGGACGAATATAAAAACGGTTTTAGTAGAAAAGATTTGATGCTGAAATGGAATATATCAAAATCGTATTTGTCGCAATTAATAAACTCATCACGTAGAATATAATATTTCCAAGAGTGCTCGACCCCATATTTATGGGTGAAAATATACTCCGAACTTATGCGATGACAAAGCATAAGAATCACGAAATAAAGAGTTCGTGAGATAACATAATTGGAATACATCACTGGTAATCTTAACGAAATATATCAATTCAGAATACTTGGTGATCCTAGGATGGAAGGAACGCAGGCCGTATACAAGGTCGAGCTTGCTGGTGGTAACATTAATGGCGTTCCAGCTGAGAGGCTTCTTGCTGGAGAGAAATTCTCCGTTGAGGCTGCTTTCGTAGAGAAAGAGTTGAGCCGCAAGGTCGGAGATCTTCGTTTCTCGACTCCGGTATCTATGCGTAACGAGTGGTCTACAATTCGTCTTCAGCATAAGGTTCCAGGTTCGATGCTTAACAAGAAACTTGCTGTCGGCATTCCTATTGTAAAGGAGACTGCTGGTGGAAAGCTTGAGCATACGACATCAAACATGTGGATGCACAATGTTGAGTGGGAGTTCGAGCAGACCTTTAGCGATTATAAGAACAACGCCATTCTGTTTGGTCGTTCAAATAGAAATGCGAATGGAGAATATCTCAATATCGGAAAGAGTGGAAATGCCATCAAGACAGGAGCTGGTCTCTTCGAGCAGATGGAGTATGGTAATACCATGTATTACAACGATACACATTCTGTTATGAAGCTGATTCTCGACGCTCTTTATGAGCTGTCTGCCGCTAAGCTTGATTTCGGTGATCGCACTTTTGTAATCAACACTGGAGAAAAGGGTGCGCTTATTTTTAACCGTGAGGCTAAGAATACCGCTTCTGGTTGGATGCCTATGATGTCAACCCAGAACCCTTCATATTTCAACAAGACCAGTGCTAACTTTGCTCCTGGTAACGCAGTGTCACTCACTGACTATCAGGTAACAGAGTGGATCGCTCCGTTGGGAGTTAAGGTTAAGCTTAACGTGCTTCCAATGTATGATGATCCTGTTCGTAACAAGGTGCTGCATCCTGAAGGTGGAGTAGCACAGTCTTACAGATTTGACATTTTCTATATTGGCACATCTGATCAGCCAAATATCTTCAAGTGTCAAATTAAGGGACAACCAGAGTACCGTAAAGTATTTGCGGCTTAGCACAGTGATGTGCTATGCAACTTGCAGCAAAAACGGTGAATGTCATTTGAGAAATCTTAAATAATAATAATACACATATTATGTGGAAGGATATTAAAGAATATGAGGGTCTATATACAATAGACGAAAATGGTAATATTAAAAATAAAGATGGATATCAAAAAAAGATTAATGTAGCCAAGAATGGATACTGTATTGTTGACTTATATAAAAACAATATAAGACATACATATACAGTTCATCGATTAGTTGCTCAAGCTTTTCTTGATAATCCATATAATCTTGATGTTGTAAACCATAAGGATGGCGACAAAACAAATAATTGTGTAAGCAATTTGGAGTGGTGCGACTATTCGTATAATTTAAAACATGCTTTTGATAATAACCTGAGAAAGCCGGTGCATGAATACATGGCTAAACTTTCTGAACAAGAAGTTCGCGAGATTCCTGTAATGGCAAATATGGGTTTATCAAAAGCCGAGATTGCCAGATATCTTATGGTGCCAATTGATATGATTAAAAAGATATTTAATGGAACTATATGGCATACAATAGGAATAGATTTTAAGTCAATTAAAGTACGTAAAAAAAATCGTTGGGAAAAAGATATTGTGTTGCCAGAGAGATATGTAAAATATCTTAAATATTTAAGAGACAAATACCGTGTTAATCACAATGGTTAAAAACTTGTGACAATGTAACGCATAGTGGTTGAAACTGTTTTACAGAATATAATACCGCCACGAGTGCTGCACATCTAAATATTTAGATGAAAATATATGCTGAACCATACTGATAATAAAAGTATGGATTTCGCTGATAAAAAACAGCGGAGATAACATAATTGGGGTACCAATGGGGGATTCGCAACCCATTTACTGGTCAGATCGGTAATCAGTTCATGAGCTTTGATGAGGATGCCGCGGTTATGCACCGTATGGCCACTCTCGGAGTTTGTGTACTTGATCCAACCAGAACAATGTCAATCATTCCGTCAATCCTTTCGGAGTAATTGATTTAATAGAAGATTAAGGATAATATATTTTAATATACAACGCGGGGTGGGTTGATGCCCTCTCCGCGTTTATTATTTTAAGAAAGAAGTTTTTATGAGTAAAGTGGAAGAGAAGATTAATCTTGACATGGAGGAGATCATGTCAGATGACGTTAAACCAATCGCAAAGCCAAAGCGCGTTGTGGTCAAGGATAATGATGAATCAGCCGAAGTGGCGTTGAATCGCTCTGGAAAGGAATTGATCAATTGTCTTAGACAGTCAAGAATTATTGTGCGTCTTGTTCCTAAGGAGACATGGCTTGTAAAGAATCCTAAACATGTGCTTGCCGGAGGAATGTCTGAACAGTCAGTGCGTTATTACACAGTACCTGTATTGAATTCCGGTGTATTCAAGAATGCTCTCACGAATTCAGAGAAAGATTATCTTGAGTATATCATGGGTTTGCAGGCTAACGCCTTGAGCGTTTATAAGAGCGAGAATAACTTCTGGTCTAACTATATGGTCAGACTAACAAAACAGGACACAATTCTCGATTTGTCTGTTCCTGAGGATTATATTAAATACAAGGTTCTTCTTGCGAACACGAGCACGATCGCTCCTTCGCTTGAGGTTTTGCGTGATATGCCAAAGGCTACATATCAATATGTACTCATTGAAGAGGGCGCTGAGGAAAAAATGGCGGTCAAGAAGGTTGACGTTGCTCTTGAATGCTTTGAGCTTTATGGAGCCATCAAGAATGATCACGACAAGCTTCGTATAATTGTTGAGATTCTTGACGGAAGACAGACAGCCCCGAATGTCAAGATGGACTATCTGCAAAACAGGATTTATGAACTTATCAACAGAGATCCTAAGATGTTTCTTGGCGTCATTAAAGATCCTATGCTCGACACAAAGGTTCTTATAAAGAAGGCTGTCGAGCGTGGACACATCATCAAGAGGGGCAATTATTATTATCTTAAGGACGGAAATCTTCCGCTTTGCGGCGTTAACGAGGAACCAACGTTCTCAGTGGCGTGCAGGTTCCTTAATCTGCCGAAGAACTCGGAGATGCTTCTTTCATTACAGGCTAAAACAAAAGATTAACATATGACATCTGAGGAATGGTCAAGGGAATTTGATATTCTCTGGAACAACATCACATCAAACCAGGCCCCTTCTCTCAATGACTACGAGAAGAGCGTGTTCTGCACTGAGGCTCTGGAAAACCAGATCATCTCAATCTATCGTGGGAGTGTCGAGGGAATGGCCTTTGAATCATCCGAGGAGTTGACTAGTTATCTCTCACGCCTTGTCAAGACGCATGAGTTTTCACAGTCCGATGGCACACTTTCTGATATGCCGGCGACTAATTATTTTATTTGCACGGATTTCACGTTGCCAGACGACTTGTGGTTCATTGTGTATGAGACTGCTAATGTCGCTTCAGGAGACGGATCTTCTTGTTGGCCAAATGGTCGAGAAGTAGATGTCGTCCCGGTGACGCATGACACACTTCGTAAGACGTTTAAGAACCCATTCAAGTTTCCTAATAGGTCAAGGGTTCTTCGTGTCACGAAAGGCGAAAATGACAGGGTTTCAGAGCTTATCAGCGATGGAGACGTACAATCATACGTCGTGAGATATTTAAGGCGACCTAAGCCGATTATATTGGGGAATATCAGCGAATACGGACTCACCGTTAATGGTTATGACGAGACAGCAAGCTGGTATGATCCTAATAATCCATGTGAGCTTGGCGATAACGCTCAGCGCGCCATCTTAATGACCGCTGTGCAGCTGGCTAAGAATACTTGGTCAAACACGGTAACGGCGTCAAAATAATAAACAATTTAACAAACATTTTCTAAAATGGCTAATTTTAGTGTAAATCAGGCGCGCCAGCTTTATGTAGTTACAGCCAAGGGCGCCAACGCAGCTGCTGTCAAGAAGGGTGCGGCCGCAGGAACCACATTCATCCCGTCTGCTCTCAGCGGCACTTCATTTTATGTAACTCACGTAGGCGCGTCAGGCGAGCCTATGAGGTCCGACCTTATTGATTGCGGTAAGGCTGTGTCAGTTTCTTTTAGGTCAGCGGCTAAGACTGCTCCAAAGGTAAAGAAGTACACTCTCACTGTCAGTGATGATATTCTTGATCCAGAGGGAAACGTTCCTGCCGGCTATTCATATATCGCAAGGTTCACTTATTTCCAGTTTATTGGAATGTCAGACGCCGAGCAGATTGTGAAGCACGCGGATGTTTATGTCAAGAAGGCTATGTCTAAGGCAGATTTCTATACCGCTCTCAAGAACGCAATTGTAAAGGCCTTTAAGAAAGAGAACTCAATCACTCCTATTATTAAGGTTGACGATGATACCGCTAATGGAGTTGTTGTTACAGAGTGCATGCAGCCGTGGCATCTCGGCAAGATGCAACAGGAGGTTCTCCACTTTGTCGTATCCGGAGTTCCCGTGTTCATCGACGGTCTCCGTTATGACTGGATTGTTGTAAGTGAGCCTACTGTCGTGGATGCTACTGACCCGGTTACCGGTGCAACTCTCAGCAATGCTCGTGATATCGCAGATCTTGAGTATTTCACTCATGGCGAGCGTGGCGACATCTATCGCCTCGTAGGTTGGCCGAACAACATTGACACCAAGTATCTTGTTGACCCTAATCTTGCCGCTGGTTATGACACCATTGACATTCAGTATTACTGGAATGGCGACAACGAGGATATCCAGCACTCCGCAAAGACGCTCACGCTTGTGGCTCCAGCAGGTGTTCTCAAAGCAACAGATGCCAGTGCTATCGCCAAGGTTCTTGGACTTACCGTTTATTTCAATGACGGTGCCAAGACTGACGTGGCTTAATATATATTCAACCGAAGGGGCGTCACAAGCGCCCCTTTTTTATTAACAAGTCGATATGGAGATTAAATTCAACAAACTCAAGATAAGCGATGACAGACTAAGCCTCGATATAGATATCGACTTGGTTAACGGTTTAGGCGAATCTTATGTCATCAAGAGCGTAACAATTGACGATCAGTCAACATACAGGGGTAATCGCGACAATAAGCCGTCAGGCAAGCCATTGTTTTATATCAAGGTTGACTCGACTTCGTATAAGGCCATTCTTTATAAAGAGGACATGCTCTCTGGCGCGTCAAAGCTTTCGCACATTGCTACTCAAGGAGATTACTATGGCTGGAACTCTTCAAGAAAGGATTATGCCACAGAAACAGCAGAAGACATATCGGACAAGATTTGCGACGACAGGGCTGATTTCGATTGCACTCCTTGCGGAAACAGTAAAACGCTAGGCACGTTTGTAAACAGTATGCTTGTTGTTTATGTCGAATATGGGAAGGAAAACGATACCCCAATTGAAAACAAGACGTGGAATGCCTCTATAGACGACGTATCAGTAAGCAATCCTTCAGACACAAAAGATATCAGGCTCTCTGTTGTTGGTCAATCAAGCAAGTTTGCAGTATTTGATGCAAATGGTGGCGAACACGTTATTCACATAGAAGCCATCGGAGGTGGCGATACGCCAACCGCGGTCGATGGGTACGTTGTTGGAATCACAATTGATTGGAAAGGGTTTTATGACATTTCAATGTCATATGTCAAACAGATGTTGTGTGCAGGATGTGACGATATTCCTTATGTGCCGTTCATGGATTATATCCTAAAAAGCGATGCTATTAAGTTTGCTATTGAATGTGGTGATCTAAACATGGCGATTGACCTTTGGAAAAGAACATTCATTAACGGTGGTCCACAAATAGCCACGTGTAACTGTAAGTGATATATTTGCGATGAATAATTATAAAATTGACTTACTTGAGTATTTCAGAGCCCTCAGGCATGTCGGCGTTTATAGGAGCGACGTAATGAGGAATATACTTATCGAGCGATTTGTCACATATCTTCTAAATGGCGATTTCGATCGGCTGATCAGCGACGATGACTATTATATGCTGACGACGCTACTCTCAAGAGTATCTCAAGCGTGTCTAATGACACAAAAACATAAGATCAAAGTTGTTGCATTACATAATAAATAGATTAATTAACTTGTCGCATTGATGGATTTTTACTATCTTTGCGGCAAGTTTTTTTATTTATAACACTATGTCTACATATAGAGAAGTTGTATACATGTGTCTGGATTTGCTCAAAGTTAATTCAGACGACAGCTATTTCACGGAGGACCACGTGATATATCTGCTTAATAAATTCAGGTCTCTCGTTCTTAAGAAAAAGTATGAGAAAGAGCTTGACCAGAATGCGGTCAACGACGATAATTATCAGACAGTTGTGCTCGATATGGATGTGGCAACATCAATAAAAGGTATCAGCTGCCCATCAGCACATTACTTGAGAAGCGTACAGGAGATACCTCCTATGCTTGATGTAGGAATGCAATATGTATTTGCTGAAGATTTCTTTGAACACGAGATAACATGTGTGTCAATGAGACGGTTTAAATATGCCTGCGGAAATAAATATCTTAAAAACATGATGTACGCGACTATAGGACCAGATCAGCACCTATATATTAAGTCAGCCAACCCACAGTTCATTTATCTTAACAAGGTTAATTTCAGGGGAATTTTTGACGACGCCGATAAGGCAAGCAAACTTACCGGAGACTGTGTTGAATGCGATATTCTTGACAGGCAGTTCCCAATGGAGGAAAGTTTGATCCAACTTGTAGTTGATTACACCGTGAAGACAATGGCGCAGTCTATTTACGCCCCTAAGGACGATAAAAACAACGCAGACGATGATCTATCCGGATTAAATGTAAAACGCGCTGATAGCGCCTCTAAATAGCCTTAAAATGGAAAATACGTTTGAAGAGTATAGTGTCAAGACAAGATGTGCCAAACAGAAGCAGTTTTCGGTGTCAAATTCACACGGCTCGTTTGAATTCTATAATTATATAGCGCATAACAAACTTAACAAGTTCAAGCAGGACAGAGGCAGGACGATGCGTACCATAAGAAACGTCGGTAACTATATACGTGATTACGTTGCTGCCGGTAAGGAGATTGTTCTTCCTTATGGACTTGGTAGCCTTATATTGAAGGCGTCTGATTCCGCAGTATTGTCACAAGACGGAGAAGTTAAGATAAGATCATCAGTGAATTGGTATGAGACACTGAAACTATGGTTTGAGGACGATGAAGCCAGAGAGAACAAGGTATTGGTAAAATACACTTCGCCAAAGACATTTATTCCAATGTGGGAGAAGAGTAAACTTTATAAGAACGTATCGTTTTATAAGTTCTATTTTAATAGGATACTCAAGGCGAAAATAAAGGATAATATTAAGAACGGTGTGGTATGTGACGCACCATTAAGATATCATAGAGATGGAAGATAAGACTATCAGCATAAAGGAATTGATGGATGAGCTGTACTTACACCCAATGTTACAGTCGATACCGCTTGAGACGGTTGTTCATCATGTTGTTAACTTCATGAGAATACTTGGATGTCCGTCCATATTCACACAAAAGGTCGATATACTTGACATCTGCAAGTACAGGGCATCGTTGCCTTGTGACTATGTAAGCATGATTTCTGTGCGTGATGCGGAGAATATTGGAATGGCTTACAGATACACTACAGATGTGTTTCATATGAGTGAACAGGAAAAACCATTAGTTGACCTGACGTATAAAATTCAAGGTGGTGTCATATATACCTCTACGGAGAAAGGAAAGATTGAGATTGTCTATAACGCTATAGCGGTTGACAGTGAAGGGTTTCCACTGCTGCCCGACAACCCAACATTTCTCAGGGCTCTTAAAGACTATATAAAGGTAAATTATTTTACAATATTGTTTGATCTTGGCAAGATAGACGCAAACGTTCTTAATCAGGCCAAACAAGATTATGCATGGTCTGTCGGCAGCGCTGAATCAGAATCTAACAGAATGTCACTTGACAAAGCGGAATCGTTCTTCAACCAATGGAGCACGCTGTTGCTCAGGCATACACAGCACAACTCTGGATTTATCCGTAACGGTAATAAGGAATACTTTAAACGATAATATATGCTCAATAAGGTAGAACAGTTTCTCAATATGGGCATGAACAGGGACTTGTCCATCAGTAAGGCGGAGAATAAGTTCGCCTTTGAGAATTTTAACATCCGTATTACGGAGAATGAAAAGAATTCCCTGTTATCTGTCACTAATGAAAAGGGTAATCGTCGTGTAGGCGATTTTTATATCCCCGGATGCGTTCTTGGATATTGTGTGGTAAACAAATACGCAGTGATATTCACTACGGAAGGTGAAGGGTTTGACCATATATACAGAATAGATTATCTAAGTAAAGACCAGTTCAGGCGAGTCACAATATTTAACGGAAACCTTAATTTCTCTAAAGATAGAGGAATAGAGACTCTTGGTGTTTACGAGAAAGATGATGTTATCAAGGTTTACTGGCTTGATGGTGTCAATCAGCCAAGGGTTGTCAATATTATTGGAGGGCTCGATACGAAGAACGGCGAGTTTATATTGTCTACAACTTACGGAGGGAAAAGAACGCAATTTGATTTTGTCATGGAGATCGAGTTTGCTGATTCATGCAAAATTACAAAAGATTATGATATACACGGCCAATGGCCTTCTGGCGTGGTTCAGTATTTTTTTACGTATAGCAAACGATACGGACAGGAATCATCAATTTTTTGGTCGTCACAATTGTTTCAGTTGACTTATAAAGACAGGGGCGCAAGTGAAAACGATATTGTCAATTGTGGTTTTCGTATTGGAATAACTTATCCAGACCCGTCATTTGATTTCGTGAATATCTATAGAGTTATTCGCACAAGTCTTAATGGAACGGCTCAAGCAAAGTTTGTAGCACAAATTGAGATAGCTAAGTCATTTAATTCGTCTACTCCTTCTGCTAAGCCAATTGATTATATTGACGATAACACAAAAGGATCTGCAATAGAGCAGTCAGAGTTACTATATAAGGGAGGCGAGAATGTCACTGCATCAACAATGGCGCAAAAGGATAACACTTTATTTCTTGGAGACATAACAACAAACAGGGTGTTATTATCAAAAGATGCCAGAAATAAGATACGTTCCGCAGTCACTGTTGGTAAATCAATGAGGCAGATTGATAAACCAGATAATGATGTTACCGGCTTATTCCCATTTAATCCACATACTAAAGTATCAAACAACGCTTATTTCAAAGGTGGAAATTGGTATCGCCTTGGAATTCAATTTCAGGACATCTATGGTAAATGGAGCGATCCTGTATGGGTTGGTGATTATAAGATGATGACGACTGATGGAAAACTTGATAATAATGGTAAAGATGAGCCACATCCGACTAATGAATTTACAGTACCGACGTTTTATTATTCACTCAATCCAGAGAACCTGCGAGATATAACTGTGATGGATACCGGTAGGGAAGTATCATTTCTTGAAGAATACAAAAGATGCCGTGCTGTCGTTGTATACCCAAGCGAATCACAGCGAAATGTCGCTTGGCAAGGAATAGTTTGTCCAACCGTTGCTCAGATGAACGAGAGGCTTAATAATCAACCGTATGCAAGATCATCATGGTTCTTTAGGGCGGAAGGCGACGATATTGAGTACAAACACGCAAGAATGCTTAGACCAAACGGAGTTGATTCTTCAGAGATATCATCACAGGACAACTGTGTCATTAAGGAAGATTCTGAAGGCGTTGAGTATAGATATTATTTTTCTATGCCAACAAATGAGGTCATCACCGAAAACAATGATTCATTCTTTGTTGACAGAAATACCGTTACAATTAATAGTCCGGACATTAACGAGACAGATAAATCCTCGACGAATTTTGATTTCGCGATTGTTGGTAGAGCGCCGTTGGTAACGTCTTCTGGCAAGTATATTATAGAAGCCGACACACAGTCTATTATTGGCGGAAATGTTGGAGCCGTTAACGATTCTGTTATAAATACCACGGCGAGTGGAATTATGACAAGAGTTGCCGGTTGGGCGGATGTACCTATTAGCAAAAACGATGGCACGATATTATGGGATACTATTTATACAAAGAAAGGCGCCAGACTTAGATTCGCTGTATACCCTTGGCAACGCTCTGGTTCTTTATCGAATGCTTACAGGTATCCAGATAGTACGGTACTATACTCTCAGCTTAAGCATAAGCTCCTAAGCAATATTAGATATTCAAATGAAACATTGTATGATGTTTATTGGGGGAAAGGACACGATGAAGGATATAAGGGAATAACAAATTGCAAGATTTATGATAAGGACGATACTTCGACAGAATATTTATTTCTTGACAGGCCGGAAAATCCAGACGATAAGATAAAGCAATTTGTCAATAGGGCATATACAGGGTCATGCAATACGACTGTATCTCCTTCTGGTCGATCAACTTATATATATACAACAGGTGGAATATATCCAAACGGAGAACTTGTAAAGCCGTCATTGAGTTTTTCTGAAGGGGAATTCACCGCAATAATTCCATCAACTGCGTTCTTATATCCATTAAAAAATTATGATGTAAATCAATTTATCGGTGGAATATCGATCACGGATAATCTAGTGTATTCAGATGAAGACAGAGATACCGATATATTTAAGGCAAAGAATGGAACTCTTGTAACAAATTCTCCTGTCCAGATAAAATATAAGTCAACAACGCATGCAGTGTTTTCATTTAACAACGAGTTGTCTGAATATTCAACAAACTTACCTCATCTTTTCGAGGAAGATGTTGATCTAATTGCGTCAGATAATGATTTGTTTTGGGTTAAATACAAAATAGCGAAAGATGTCGGAGCAGTTGAACCAACGAACGAAAAGGTTGTTATGCCATCAGATTTTGACAGAATGCTTAAGTTCTTCAAAGGTGATAAAACGTCAACTGGCAATTGGGCTAGCGGGTGCCTGTTTTTCGTGACAAGTGGTTTGCGTATAGGCTTTGATTATTTAAATAATGTACTGCTCAGGGTCGTTGGATATGTCAGAAACGACCAGAATAGGTTAGAAAATGCGTTGGATCCATCACAATATGATTTTGCATGGTATGGATCTGATAACGAGAGGTGCTATTTCCAAGTTGTTCCTGAAATTCAGTATGACAATCTCATAAGAATAAATGAGCTTAGAGAATATGTAGGTACATATAAATTCGTAAAAAGCGGTGATATTAAAGTAGTGACAAGCACAATTAGAGGACAGGCTAAACAGGTACTTGTACCGCAAGGCAGTCTTGTTAAGATCGCAGATGCTGGAGAAGAGGTTCATCATAATATAATAAAAACCGATAGCCTTGGTGTTACTCATGATACTAGGTCTCAATTGATAATTGGAGAAATCTATAGAAATACAGACGCATCTGTATTTGCTGATATAAATAACGAGGAGTCTGCTTCTCAAGAAACATGGAGTGTCGCCAGTGAATCTATGAATATCAGTGACCTTTCTTGGAAGAGTCTTGTGCTTAACGACGGTGATACATATTATCAGCGCTGGGATTGTTTAAAAACGTATCCATACACCGAGGAAGACACTAATAGTGTTGTTGAAGTCGCCTCTGTAATGATTGAGAGTTATAAGAATCTTGACGGACGTTATGACAACAATCGCGGTGTTACGTTTGGAACATATCTGAGACCAACAAACATGAACTTATTCAACGATGTATATAATCAAAGGAATAATTTCTTTTCGTTTCATTCATTGCCGTTGTCAAGATATAGCACAAACAGGTTCGTAAATCAATTCATGGCCTCATTGACAAAAAGCTATGGAGAATTGACTGATTCGTGGACGAGTCTTACTGCGGCATCAACATTCGATGTCGATAGCACTAAGGGAAAAATCAACGCAATCCGCAAGTTTAACGACACTTTGTATGGTTTTCAGGACGAGGCTATATTTCAGATATTGTTTAATCCAATGACACAGATAGCAACCACATCTGGTCAGCCTATCGAGATAACAAATTCTGGTAAAGTTAATGGTGTACGCTATATGACAGGAAATCAGGGATGCATTAATAAATGGTCAATCAAAGAAACGCCAATGGGTTTGTATTTCATTGACGACCTTAATGCTTCTATAAATGTCATGGGTGGTAATGGAATCAAATCCATCTCATCACAGAACGGATTTGCCAAATGGATGCTCGACAATAGACAAACTGATGAGTGGCGACCCGGCGATTTCAATAACGAGATAACGCATTACGACCGTAATAAAGACGACGTATACTTCACGTTCAGAAATACCTCTCTTGTATGGTCAGAAAAGCTTGGACAGTTCACTTCATTTATGTCTTACGAGAACGTTCCAGCAATGTTCAACATTGTTGATGATTTCGTTTCATTGAAGAACAATATGATGTGGCTGCAAAATGATGGTAAGTACAATTATTTCTTCGGTGAATACAAGCCATATTATATTGAATATCGCATCAATCCTGATTCAATGCTTGACAAGACGTTTAATAATATAGAATATCTTGCGAGTATGACCGACATAGCCAAATATAACGCAAATAAACCAGCTGAGAGCGACGTTCGTGAGTCGTTTGATAAATTATATGTCTGGAACGATTATCAGCGCGGAGAAGCCGATTTAACGCGTCGCGAAATGCCTCCGTTCGACCTTCAGCGAAAGTTCAGAATATGGAGAGCTAACATTCCGAGAGATATGAATGACCCGCACAAATTGAACAGAATCAGGAGTCCATGGATTCATCTTAGACTAATCAAAGATAACGTGTCTGAGAATAATCCATACATAATGGAATTCCACAATCTTCTTGTAAGATATTCTGAATAATTATATTTTAGTAGCCTGCAACCATAGTGGTTGTGGGCTATTATTATTTTCGTGAAACACTGTATTAAAACAATAATTTTTATTATCTTTGCGGCTATGTTAACATAAATCATGCATGAATTATGAAAGATACAGTTTTAGTTTTGGACCCTATGGAAGGGTTCATTTCGACACGCAGAGTCTTGCCGACGAAGCGTAGAAAAAATTATTTCAAAGACGGCGGCGGCTTGCTTCCACAAATCGATTCGTCGGTTATTGATAATGCTTTTCAGAAATCTTTTTCCGATCAAATTGCTAATATTGGTGGTGGACTAGCCGGTGATAATACTGGAGTACAGGGAACTGGTAATCCACAAAACCAGATTGACAAACAGAAATTGGCGTCTGGTATTCAGAAAGGAATTGGTGTTGCACAGGGGGTTATGAACCTTGGTCTTGATGTCCTTAATGACCAGAACTCGCTTGATGACTCTAGCTTTATCAATACCAGGCAACAATATGAAAGTATGCCGATTAATACAGGTAGTCGCGAAGCTCTTATCAACAATATCGTAAATACCGCCCAATTGAATTCTGGTATAAATGGTAGTGATATTGATAAGACAACCGGTGGACAGGCAGCTCTCGGAATCGGTTCTGCTATGGCCAGTGGTGCCGCGGCAGGTAGTGTATTTGGCCCTTGGGGCGCTGCTATTGGTGCTGCCGCCGCTGGTCTCACCAAAGGTGCGTCACTATTGTTCAAACGCAAGAAAGCCAAGAGTATGGCGGCAAAACAGAATGAGGAGAATCGTAGAACAAACGAAGCTTTATCTGATTTTCAACAGAGAGCCCTGGATGCTCAAGATGATAAGGATTTCGCTAATTATATGATTAATTTTAGCGGTGGCAAAGACTCCGTTTTCGCGGCGTTTGGTGGACAACTGCATACAAATGGCGCTGATTTCTCAAATGGCGCGTCTATCATAGAGGCGGGTGGTTCTCACGAAGAGAATCCTAACAGCGGCGTACAAATAGGCGTTGATAAACAAGGTACACCGAATCTCGTTGAGGAAGGCGAGGTTGTATATGATGATTACGTTTTTAGTAATCGCCTTAAGGCAAATGACGAGGTTTTGGGATATGCCAATCTTCCTTTAAAATACAGAGATACGTCTTTCTCTGATATAGCAAAGAAGTTGCTTAAGCCATCAGAGGAACAGGTTAACGACCCGATAACAACAAAAACATTGAAGGCAAATATGAACAAGCTTCGATTGGCACAGGAAACACTTAAGCAAGAGATGCAGAACGACAATAATGGAAACATGTTCGCTACAGGTGGTGACACGAAACGCAGAAAAAATCCTTACGCTGTATATGTAATCGGTACCAATGTAATTGTTGGAAGTGATGGACAGCTAACAGAGGCGGCAAGAAAAGCTATTGAAAATGGTGATTATTCGGGCTTTATTGATGAGAAGGCAATGCAAGCCAGAATTAACGCGATGTCTCCAGGAGCCGGTAATCTTGATGAAATGAAGCGCAGGGCAGCCGAGTATATCAAGAACGACACTGATCTTAACAGCAGAATCAAGGCAGCGCAATATCTGCAATCAAAGGGTGTCAGATTATTGCCATCTGGAAGGCCGTTTGATAGCGTTCCTGAAGATATATATAAAACATATAGCGATATAGTCGCTGGTAAAGATGTGCAACAGGCAGGTAATCAGTCTCGCGCAATTGGTAGGGGAGTACCAGTCGATGAAGGTGAAATGGTTGGACCACCAAAACCAACGTCGCAAAAAAGAGCTCGACAAGCCATGCAGGGGAACACGCAAAAACCGGTTGTAGAAAAACCTGCAATAACAACGAAGGATCTTGCCGAGGGCCGTGGCGATAATTATCACAGGGCACTAAGTCCGGACACTATTCAGTATAATAGGAACGTTGACGAGGCTACTGTTCGTGAGTATGAAAAGACTGGCGATTACGCAGACTTTATTGATTATGTGAAAAACACCGCCACAGATAAGGAGATCAACGAATGGATTAAGACGCTTGAGAGCGGCAAATACGGAGATCTGAAGGACAGTAACGGTAAGACTTATAAAATCAAAGGTAAGGATGACCTGATTCGTCTAATGACCGATGGTAAATTTGGTCCAATACATCATTTCGCATATAATGCGTCAAGGACAAAAGCAACCGAGGATCAGACTCCTCAAGAATCAAGAGAACAGGTTATTGACGAGGTCGCTGATAAAACTGGAACATCAAGACCTGACGCTCAAAAACAAGTTGATGACTACATTAAGGCAAATCCAGATGTTCAGGTCTCCGATGCTCCGTGGAAGAACTTGCCAACGGGCTTAAGGTATGCCCCAATTGGCTCCGCTCTTGCAGGTTTGGCAATGAACTCAAAGGATTATTCCGACGTTGATCAATTTTCAACTCAAACCGCAAGACCTAACAGCGTGAGATATTCTCCAATTGCCGGTTATATCTCGCCAGATTACGTCTCTCCATTTGAGATGAGCGCTCCCATTGTAGAGCAGATGGGTGCCACAAGAAGGGCCATTTCAAATGCTTCCGCTGGTAACAGGGCACAAGCTTTGGCAGCGTTAGCCAATGCTGACAAGCTTGGCATTGAACAGCTCGGAAGAGCTTACATTCAGGGGAAGGCTTATAATTCTGCACAGAAGAAACAGGCCGCTGAGTTTAACAGGGCTACAGATATGTTCAACGCACAGAATGATATGCAGGCGCAAAGTATGAACATGTATCTCAATAATTATTATCTTAATAGGGCACAGCAGATGCTTGGCGCAAGACAGTCAATAGATGCAGCATATAACGCGGCAAGAAGCGCTAACCTTAATTCATTGACACAAAGTCTTGCTAACATAGGAAAACAGAACGCCTATCTTAATATGATGGCAAGTAATAAGGCTCTTGGGTATAGAATGCTTCCTGATGGCTCTATTGAATACAAGTCAGTACCTGACGCAATTATTGACACACAGAAAAACAGGACTCCGAGTGTTAATGTTACGGTAAATAATCCTGCGGCTCAGTCAATACAGTCCGCTCCGACATCAGTAAACGCTAGACAAAATCAGTTTGATGAAGGTATATATGTTGACCCTACAGCAATGGAGCAACAGAGTAACCAACCGACAATAAATAGCGGCTCAATGCTTGACGCTATGGCTGGTCATAATATCGAACCAGTATATGACGATAGCGGTGAAATTGTTGGTGTTGTTCCTATTGAGAAGGCACCTATTGTAAATAAATTTGGCGGCTATACAAACCGTCGCAGAAGACATTGTTAATTATGGCGAATAGTAATTTTATAACAAACCAGACGGTGTTCGAGCCGTTCTCATATGATGAGATATATAAGCCTTTGCAAGAGTCCACGGCGGTTCATAATCAAATTGCGGACGCTTATGCAGAACTTGATGCAAAAGCAAGTGTATGGGAGAACATGGCCAATAAGGCCACAGACAGGAAGACTTACGAACAGTATATGAAGTACGCTAATGACCTTCGCAAGAATGTAAACGAATTGGCGGCAAGAGGTCTGACCACAAATTCACGCAATGCTTTCAGGCAGATGTTCAGACGTTATCAACAGGAAATAACACCTATAGAAAACGCATACAAGACACGAGCTGAACAATCCAAGCAACAGATGGATTGGCGTGCGAAAGATCCGACTGTAATGTTTAATTTCGATGCTGCGTCAATGTCACTCGATGATTATCTCTCAAATCCATCAATGCAATATCAGGCGATATCTGGTCAAGCATTGACACAGCGTGTAGGAAATGCAGTAGCTAATCTCAAAAACCAATTGCGTAACGTAACTGGTTGGGCCCATACTGCCGAGGGACAAATGCTTGAGCGTATTGAGCAATACGGCCTAACGCAGGAGGATATGAATCTCATAAGAAGCAATCCATCAGCATATCCTGCGATAACAAAACTTATCAGTGATGTCGTGTCATCTTCAGGAGTTGGACAATGGACCGATAGGGACGGTAATGTTCGCGAAGACATCATAAATCAAGCGTTAAATTATGCTTATGAAGGATTATGGCAAGGCATTGGTCAATCAAAGCAGGTAGCTCAGAGAGATGCTGGTTATATAACTCCATATCAGCGATGGCAAATGGCAAGACAGGCTGAGAATGATAAATTCAATAATCTTCTTAAGCTTAAAAAAGCTGGTCTCGTTAATGCAGATGGAACTCCTAAAGACGAAGATGACATACGTAACGGTTTGTATCTGCCGGTTCCAGGTAATGCTGATCCGAAAGCCGAGAAAGCTCGTAGAAAACAGCTTAATAGCGACCTTGACAAAATACAAAAAGTCATTAACAATACAGCTTCGGATGATGATGTTGCTGACGTTGAGAATCTTATGAATAAATATAACATCTCAAACCTTAATGAATTGTCTGATTTCATGACCAAAGAATATAATACAGTTCATACGTCAGAAATGTATCAGGCTAATTTCCAGAATAGCCAATATGTCAATGATGTTATTCTTGGAAGGGTTCTTGGAACATCTCCTGCCGGTGTTAAATCAGGAGATAAAAAATCCGCAAAACGAGCTCTTGAAGGAATGTTTATAAAGTCGAATGGTAAATCTCTTGACAAGAACGAAGCTGAGAATGCTCTCAACGCGTTTGATGATGGAGTAATATTTATAGACAGCAGAACCGGTCGCCTTGGAATCAAGAGTAACGATTACGGGACGTATTATTTTTCTGACGCGGCAGCTCAAAACGCTCTTTATGGCGAGATCGACCCAGCAACTGGAATGTCATTGTATGATATTCTTCAGGAAATAGCAGAACGCGTGGCGGCAAAGGATGTATCAAAGAACCCACAGGATAAAATGGCCCAATTCCAGGCTATTCAAGATAATGTAGCGACAATATTCTCGGCGCTCTTAAATATCAATAATGGTGGTATTCCTGGAGTTCCTGGCACGTCGTCAAAGAGCCGAACGAGAAACACTGAATTTGATTTGGAAGGTGTGCCGGTACAGGCGTCATATCCTGGGCCAGACGGTTCATATGATATGTATGACTCTAACGGCGAATATATGGAGTAGAAGTTATGGCACAGAATACAGGAGATATAAACAATCAGTTTAATTATAACGATCCTACGTTGACGAATCCCGAGGGATTGGGTTCTCTGGTTCAGAGCGAGGAACAAATCAGGCGAGACGAGCTGGCAAACTTAGCCGCTGTAAGAAACGCCTATCGCAAGGCAAGGCCAAATGTTATCAACGCCATGCAAGATGCCGATCAGATGCGAAGCATGGATTATACACGTGGCGATATATATATTCCAGATAATGATTATGGAAAGCGTAACGTAGATAAGAAGATTACCGATTTTGGTAATATCATTGGACTTGAGAATGCACGTGGTGAGGCGCAATCTGCTTTCGCTCAGGTTACAAACGGTATCATTAAGGGAACCGTTCTTGCCGGTACAACATTTGCAGATGGTGTCGTTGGTTCAATTGTAGGTCTTTTAAACATCGCAAATGATGCCGCAAATGGAGGTATCAACGGTACGGGTGATGCGTTGAATTCATTTATTGACAATCCATTCAGTCGTTACATGCAGAAGATAAACGACTGGTCAGAAAAAGCGTTTCCAAACTTTTATACTGATGAGGAACGTAGCAAGACTTGGGGTACAAATGTATTCTCGGCTAATTTCCTTGGTGATCACTTAATAAAGAATCTTGGTTTCATGATTGGAGCCGCTTATTCCGGACGCGTCAATGCCGGTATACTTTCAAAGGCTGCTGGTCTTAATAAGGTAAGGGATGCTTATAGGGGGTTAAATATTGTCACAAAGGACGGCAGAAAACTCTCTGAGGCATCAAAGATATATGAAGCATATAAGAAAGGCAATGCTTATATAGATGGCGTTCTTATAGGTGATCATTTAGCCAATATGGCAAAGAAGACCAAGAGGCTTGAGTTTGGATTACAGACGTTTGGAGCCATAACATCCGCAATGGGCGAAGGTCGTATCGAAGCAATTCAGAATACGGAAGATTGGTATACACGCGAGAAAGGAATGATCGAGGAGCGCACCAAGCAAGCCGAGAAGAACGTTACCAATGATGTTATGGCAGAACAGAATGATGATGGTTCATACAAATATTCGAGACTTGTATATAATCCAGAGACTGGTAGCGCTCAAAGACAACTTACCGATGAGGGATTCAATGAGGTGCAGCGCAGGGTTGGAGTTCTTCAAGCGGAATATGAAGGAGCCCTTGACCAGATAGGTCGTAGCAGGGCAGCAATGGCGAATTCTATATTCAGCATGAATGTTTTTCTTCTTTCCGCATCAAACCTATGGACTTATGGAAGATTCCTTTCAGGTGGATTTAAAACCGGCACCAAATATACCAAGATGATATCTGAAGACTCCAGAAAGATTCTGTCTGATGCCATACGCAATGGAGGTAAAATATCTGAAGATATCGCCAAGGCAGACATGAAGCAATTCTGGAAAAATATCGGCAAGGCAGCTTCTGTGCCAATCGCCGAGGGTCCTTGGGAAGAGATGATGCAGCAGTCAATAGCTACCGGTATGGGCAAACGCGAATCATCAAGGCTCAACGAATACTATGGTTACCAGTTTGACGATGAAGCTGAGACCGATGCTGTCAGCCTAATGAACTCACTTCTTGATGGTATAGCGCAGACATATACTGATCCAAAACAATGGGAACAAGGTTTTGTTGGTGCTATATCATCTCTGGCCGGCATACCAAGTTTTCACATGCGTGTCAACGAGGCTGGAAGGAAACGTCCAAGTGTGTCGTTTAACGGTGAATTATGGGATAGTATAAAAGACGCAAGAGAGTATCGCGAACAGGCACAGAATACCGCTGACGAGGTTAACAAGGCATTAAAGGATGAACGTTTTGTTGACCTATGGCGTGGATACATTCGTCACAAAAAGTATGACAATGACAAAGCGCAATTCCTTAAGGAACTCGACCAGTTTGAATTCAATAATGCCGAGATAGGACAGATCGTAAGTGATATTGAGTTGTTCGATAAGGCTGGAATGCTTGATGATTTAAAGACAATCATTGAACAGGTTGGCAACATAACTGAACAAGATGCGGACCAAATCCGTAAGGATACAACAGTAGTTGATCTACAGAAAGGACTGTATGATGGAATGACCGATCAGGAGGTTGTAGATAAAGTTAAATCGAACGCCGCTGAGTTCAAGGATTTTGTTGACCAATATACAAAGGTTCGTGATGACATAAACACCATCTATGGCGGAAAGGTTGACGATGAGGTGCTGCGTACAATGACTTGGCAGATAATGGTAATCAACGATGTCGAGAAACGAACTAAACAGTTGGTTGATGAAGTATTTCCAAGATTAAACGAGTTGATTGCTACTGCTAATGAAGCGATGGTAGATACCCCTACGAGTTTTTATCTGAATGATTTGAACGATCTTAACGCTGTTGTGTATAAGAAAGGCTCGAAGGAATATTCTATCCTTAATGAGTTATTACATTCTATACGCGATTTCAGGACAAACGAAATCACTCTTGCCCAGCTCAACACAAAAGCTAATGACGCATATAATCGCTGGGTCAATCTTGGATCGAAGGAAACAAAGAAATCATCGGCGTTCAGAGCGTTATTGGAGGCCAATAAGAATCTGTCAGAGGGTCTTGCAAACGCTAATATCACCAGTGGTATAACCGATGCTCAATTGGATGTTTTAAATGCCGCTGATTTGGGACAGCTTATTGTAAAAACACAGGATCTGATAAGACTTGTCGCGTATAGGAATGATTTTCTCAACAACCTGAAGCTATTGTCGAGTCATCCAGAATTGTTTACAAAAGAGGCCGTTGCGGCAAATAAAGAAGCCATTGCCAAGCATAGCAAAGAAGAAGCTCAACGTATATACAATGAATTGAGTAATACTGATCCGTCATATAGGGACGCGATAGCAAATATGTCAGCGGAGACAGTAAAGGAATTTGATAAGCTTATTGACGATGGCGATAATGAAATCCTTAAGCAGCAAAAGGAGTCACTTAGCAAATATGATGACGTTGTTAAGCGTATATTCAACGTCATTAAGGATGACATGTTTGGCGAGGACGAGAACTCAAGCATGATTGCAAAGTCTCTTGTCGGGCGCATACGTGAGCTTGTTAACGAAAATAGTGACTCTGATGACTTTTTGGCTGCGATGAAAAACATTGCGGACGAAGCTATAGACAAAGGAGACGCAGTAACTGCTGATTATATTAATCATTTACTTAATGAATATTCCACGAGAAAGACCAGATCAAAGAGGGCTGATAAAACGGTCGGTGGTAGGAAACCGACCACTAAGAGTGAGCGTGAAGACCGGCTTGACGAGGCGGCTAAGGCAGAGGTTCCTGATGATGCGGGAGGATTTACGCCAACGTTCAAAAAACGCTCTGAGACACAGGATTCGGACGAGGATGGTGTGACTATCGATATGACTCCTGAAACGCCGTCAGAGAGCCAAGAAAGTGGCAATAAACCGAAGCCAGAGGATCACGAACAAGACGCAAAGGTAAAAGAGGAAACACATAGGGACAATGCCATAAAATTCAGTGACATAATAACGAAGGCATCAATGAAAGATGTCGATTCGTTGAAATCACTAATTTCACAATTATCGGTTGGCGACGTTGTCTCTAATGAGCAGGCTGATATCCTTCGAGAAATGGCAGAACATAAGATTCTTGAGTTGACATCGCAGATTGACACAGGACAGGAAGATGGATCAGCCGAGCAATCAAAGGCTGCTATTGTAAAGGAAGTAACCAAGAACGATACTGATCCTGCTGCATTATCGAGCGGTATTGACTCAAAAGATGGTAATGGTCAATCGTCAAATAAAGATTTTGTCAAGATTGACAGCGGTTCTCTTCGTGGATGGGTTGTCACTGAGAGCGATATCCGCGAGTCAGTAAGTGGCAACAAGGTGGCATATACTCCAGATGGTGAAAGAGTTCCTGAATTGCTTTCATTGCAATCAGCGTTGAAGAAATACAATGCGTACAAGTTTGTTGACAGCGGCGCTCTTGGTGTTTTAAATCATATATATAAACAGCATGGTAACGACAATGGTGTTCCGATAAGATTCGTGATTGACCCACTGCAAAGCAAAAAAGTTGATGACAAAGATTTCTATACGGTAATGCTTGCAGTGGAAATCTCTCCAGAAGATAGATCAATGCTTGGACCATATGCCAAGTTTATGAACACGCAAACAATTGACGGTAAAGAATACCAGATTGTAGGAGCATTAAAGGTTGGTGGAAACAAAGGCGACGCTGCTTATATTGAAGCAAAGAGCGCTTATAATCTACTATATGGCATGGTTATACAGAATGTCGCTAGGCAAGCTAATAATGGGCCAATAGAGCGCCTTTATGTAGCCGATAACGTACAGTCAAGCATATCAACATTCTGGAACGGAAGAATGGAAACAGCGACAAACGGTAAACTTGCGGGATTCAGATCGCTCAAAGAAAGACTTGCAGACTATGGATTGCCTTATGGATTCTCAATATATTTTCCTGGAGGAAATGGCGGAATGGTGTCATTCTTTACCAATAAGTATATGCAGCGTAACGGTGATAAAATTATGGGACCGATAAACGGTGCAAATCAGGGCTCTGTGTGGTTGAATGTTATCGACCCAAGCGGTGGTATAAGACAGGTTTATTTGAGAGTCAAGCGAGTATCTGAATATGATTTTGAAAATGGTACCGAATTCGTAAATGACATTAAGAATCAAATGAAAATACTTGTTGATACAAATGCGTCTTTTGTAAATAAACTAAGGGCGAAAATGAAATTGTCACAAATGATATATATTCCTAAGGGATATGTGTTTTCATTTAATGATAAAAACGGCAGTGTATCATTGAGATTCGGAAAGGGAACCGGTGATGTTATAACCACAGTTGAAGATTTTATTGATATAATGAAATCAGATGACTCACTGCGTTTCCAAGTAAGTGAGAATACAATATCAACTCCGGCAAAACAGAAAGCGCTGATTGACGCCGATATTCTTGAGACAGATTATGCGAGTCTGATGCCATTTAATTCATCGTTCAGCATATCGTTTGTTGGATTAGACGGACAGCCGACCAGTCAGGGAATGGCTGTACGAGGAGACCTAAGGGCTTCTTCAAGGAATAACGAACTTGAGAAAATACAATATAACAATACTCTGTATTATTATAATACTACAACAGGAGAGGCATTCTCTAGTGATGGTGAAGTCATTACAGATGGTATTTTACTCGCCAAACTTGGATTCATAAGTAATATCAAAAGCGGTATCATTGCTGGAGAGGATGGTACAATGTCCATTACCGAAAGTGGTGTTCCTCAGAAATTCAAGTTATTCTCAACTCAGATTGGCATCAATACAATATATGCAATTAAGTTTGATAACACAAAAGAGACGTTGCTTGACGAATCTAATCCAAAAAACAAGAATATAATCGATAAAGCCAAGGCTGCAATCAATGCGTTCAAATCATCAAATGCAATTATCAACGGACCTGGAATATCTCCAGTAATAAAGCCAGCTGAAACATCGCAGGAGCAAATTGCTTATCCGGTTATTGAAAGACCTCGGGAAGCAAAGCCTAAACCTGGGCCTAAATCTGGCAAACGCGGAAAGAGGGCAGTATCATCAGGTGAAGTGAAACCATTGTTCCCGACAAACCAAGGCGCAGTTCTTGCTGAGCAGCCAGTCGCATTGACTACACAGATTAGCGAGATGGTAAGAGGTCACGATATGGAACCGTTATGGCATAACAAATTCTACGGAATGACACCAATGGGTATCACTCAGGAAATATTTAAGATGCTTCTTGATGAAAATATTGACATTGGAAATCCAACAGCTATCAACGATGCAATAAATAAAGTTTCCGGTCAACAACCTAACTTAAAATCAGCAATTGAAAGAATAGAGGCATTGCTTGACGAAAAGATTAACTGCGGTTAGTATATATAAAAAAAGAGACACCCGAAAACGAGTGCCTCTTTTTTTTTGTGCTTATTTGTTAGGTTTATAACCATTAGATCTGTATATATTGAATATATAATCTTCCGTTGACAGATCTCGTATTCTTATAATCTGTGACAAAGGCAACGCCTTTATAGCGTCGCGTTCCCATTTGCTCCATCCTTCGTATCTGCCTGATTCAATCTCATCAAACATGTTTGAAACATTCACTATATTTATAATGTCCTGTAGGCTTTCAATGGCCGCCGCAGGGGTTTGAATGATTGTCATGGCGTTATTAAGGAAGTCTACGTTAATCGGGAATGACGCACCAATCTCGGTTTTCAAACGATTGAATTGGTATGCGAATAGTTTCTGCCCCCAATAACCATCTTCCTTACGTGGTTCGCCGAACCCAAGCATAGCACCAACCATCATATAAACGAACATTCTCAACTCTGTAAATGCTCTTAGCATATTCGCCTTCTCTACTTTGTCAAGATTGTTCCATGTGGTCACAAGATTAAGTTTTCCACGCTTTGCATCCTTGGCAATATTGAGTAATACAGTAGCCGCTGTTCTATAGAAACCGGCCCTGTATGTATTTGTAGTCGGATCGTAGTAATTCTTTGCGAAACGCCTATTATAGTGCCCTGGCATCCATTGTCTGAACTGCATCAACAACTTTCCTACTGCCGACATATGTGCCGCACCCTTTTCGGTTTGTGCGTAACCTCCGTACAATCCTGCATTAACGCGGTTAATGTATGTACTCATATTGTCGAAAAACTGTCCGAGATTTGCTGAATCGTTGTCAAGTTTTATGTATTTCTTACCATTTTTCTCAATGGCTTCAGAAGCGTCTAAATTTCGCGTTAGAGCGCCTTTCTCGTCATATTTGATATACATATCAGGTTTAATCCTAATCGTGTATCCTGTGTCGGTTTTAACGACTTCAAGGGCATCATACATATTAGAGACCTCCTTGCCGGACTTGTCATATAGTTTCGTGTTATACAGCATTGCATAACCTCCGGTCACATGCAGTTTGTGCTCACCGGCGGTTTGTAAGAAAAACCATGAAGCGTCTCCTAATACTCTCCTGATGAAATTATTGTTATATTTGCGCTCCTGTTGCTCTCTGAAGGCGTCTTCATCCATATTAAATAACGTCATCAATAATGACATCTTGTCACTTTTTTGCCGCTTCTCCATATTCTCGAGATATTTCGGCAGGTCTTTAAGATAGTTTTTCTTAGCGACAGCGAGATCCTTTAATCCAAAGAACTCTCCTGCCGTTGCTTCAAGATACATCTGCGTTTCACCCATTGTGACATTGCTTAAGCCAGAAAATAAGTTAACACCGAGCTTTGCTATACTGCCGTAAGCCATAAATGATTTGAACAATGTGTTATGGTCTATGACATATGTCTTGCCCTCTCCCTCTTCGTTTGAGAACGGATTGTCAAGTCTTGTCTCGCCAAGATCATTCATTGTCTTGCCATATACATTTGCGTCTATGAACGAACGTATTGCCTTATAAAGGTTTGAACCACCCTTGCCGTATAGATATGGCTTTGTGAATACTCTACCGAACAATGACACTCTTCCTTGCACTTCTTTGTTACCAGATGTGTGAGGCGTTTCATATTGTTCTTTAACGTACGAGGCAACCATCTCAAGCATATCGGTGATTTTTGACATTTCGTCATAATTTACACACATTGATGCATAGGCATTCATCGCTCTTGTAAAGTCAGTGTTGAGTCTTCGCTTATCGTGAATCATATTAGCGAAGTATATCGGCACCTTTCTGATTGGCTCGCCGTCAAAGTCAAGTAAAATATGTTTTACTCCGTTGTCATCTCTGTATACAGCTTCCTCTCCGAAGTCCTGTTCATCCTCTCTTCGTATGAACGATTCCTTCATTGAGCTCCATATAAGTTTTGCTGACTCAACCGGCTTCATTGGATCAAACGTTTCAGCGAGGTCGTTCCTCATTTGTGGAGCCCTATAAAGAGATCTATAGATGCCAGGCAACATTGATTCCAGCTGTGCCTTGTAAGCCATTAATTCATCATAATAAGCCTTTTGTACATCATCGAGATTATTGTATGCCTCAGATGCGTATTTTGGATTTTTAGGTACATCTTCTTTACGGCCATTTTCTTCGTCCACAAGAACCGACTTTGTGTTATTCCTATCCCACCAATACATCTTGCGAGCGACATCCTCTCTTGTTAGAGCAGGGTTTTCCTCAAGCGTTTTCTTATAAGCCTCCCTATCATCGTAAAACGCCTTCATATCATAAGGACCAATAAGCCATCCGGTAGGAATGCCATTCTCGTCACGTTGATATATGAAGTCTGTAGAGTAACTCTTGTCAGTCAGTTTCTTGCTGGCATTCTCGATGCGTGATACAATATCCATTATGCGTCTGTTGCGCTTTGATTGTTGAAGAGTCACAATCCTATGTACCATACTGGCGATAGGATTTGTCGATTCTCCAAGAGATGACAACAATCTGCCGGCTGCTGTTATATCATTATTGCATACTTGCATGAACTGCTCTGCTGACATGATGTCAAAATTTGCCGTTGACTTCAGATTATTCTGTGGGCCATTTCCGTAAAATATCTGCACGACGGTTTTAATAGCGTCGAATCGCAAGTCTTTTACATAAGAATTAATCTGTGCCATCATACCGAGAATCTGTGTCGCTAACTCCTGAATGTCATTTTCTGTAGCTTCATCAAGGCTTATCGTTCCGTTCTCAACAAATGTATGAATACCCATCAAGTCATTCATAATGTCAGCATAACCGTCATTAAACGCCCTCATCTGTGTGATTGTTCTTGCGGTTCCAGCCATACGAATCATATCTCCATCGCTTGCCGATAATCCATTATTCGGCACCATTGAAGAGAATGTAACGATGTTATCCTGAATTTGCGACAACGTTTTTGCGGTATCATACATGAACGACAATACGGCAGCCGCATTCTTGTTTTCATCCATGAGCTTGTTTATCTCAGTAAATGTCGCCATTGATTCCTCTCTCGCCTCGTCGCCAAGATTTAGCTTGTCGTTTAGTGTAATCTTTTTCGCAAGAATCGCTCTTGATTCCTCTGCGATGTCGCGCATTGAGCCTATACGTTTAGTAAGATGAGCCATGGATCTTGCGGTCATTATAGCATCCTTGCTGACTATGGTATCATCGCCACTCTCTATGGCCTCAGAAATCGATTTTAAGGCCATTTTCGCCTCGTTTATTAGCGAATCTATATCATCGGTAGACCCGCGCTCTAAAATAGCCTTAGCGGCCATCCAAAAGCGATTTAAAAGGTAATCTGGATTTCCTCCTTTAAGATAATCAGCCAAAAGTCTTCCGATAGCCTCATCCACTACGTATTCCTCGGCTGTTTTCTTTCCGTTAGAATACTCTTCAATATACTGATTATATAAATCTTCACCAAACAAGGCTTTTGCGGTCTCTGGTGTAACAACCCGTCTCAATCTGTCAAGAATACCATTACCTTCCATTCCCGCGACGATAACGTGTGCAAATTCTTCAGGAAATACTTGCTCACCAACATCGCCTTTAGCTATACCGATAATTGTTTTTAAGCCACTTGCATTTGTTTCTGCTATTGTCGGATCGAACAAGCCAGCTCGCTTTGAGTCTTCCATGAATGATACATCAAAGCCAAGATTATTAAGATATGTGAGAAGTTTATTGTTGAGGTCATTCTTGAATTTTATACGAGCCCTGTCGTTAATATTGGCCGCTGTCTGATTTGATACGTTTATAACAAACTTTCCATCTTTTTTTTGAGGAACACCAACCAAGTCTTGGTTTGATTCGTTAAATGCAACGGCTTTTGAGTATGCGTCAGTAGCTTTGTCAAATTCAACATCGGCACCACTGTCTGTAATTATTCCGGCATTAAATAACTTGTCGTGAATAGATTTATTGCCATTGATTATCTCATCAATACCTATAGCCTTATTAAGTGAACTATATGTCGGCTCACCGTTCTTATCATATTTGATTCCCTCAAGCCTATTCAATCCACCAATCATTTTGGTGACTGCATATATCTGCCCAGAGAGAGTTCTGTCATTTTTGGTGTGTGAGAGCAAGTCTTTGAATAACTTGCTCTCAACCTCACCTCTATCCTTTGTTTTCACAGTAGGGATAAATACACATGAATTTTTCATATATTAGCACAAATTTAATTTATCAAGCTCCTCTCTGAGGAGATCGGCCACTTTCTTACGGCCTTCAGATGTTATTGTAGCGTCGTCTGTGTTAAAACCAAACTTTTTCAACAGTTCTGTGTCAGACATGTTGATATTAAGACCATTGGCAACACGTTGTCTAACGAAATCTTCACTAAGGGATCCTTGGCTGATACCAAGTGCGCTTAATGACAGCTCTGTCGTTCCTTCCATTGCTGGAGAATGTTGCTCAATACTTCCAATAGCGAAGCTTGGTGTGAAACTAAGACCGCTTGGAATAAATCCTTGCTCATCAGCAATGATGTTATTTGGATTATCTTCGATCTCTGGATTCTCCTCGGCAACAAAATCTCCATAAACACCGTCATCAAGGATGTCGCCAAAATATTCTGCGATTCCGTTACGTACCCCCTTAGGGGTTAGCGTTCTGAACATCACTTCCATGTCTTCGCCTATTTCAAAACCATTGACATTAAACGCAAGATCTCTGTTTGTCAACATAATTATGTTGTTACCAGACTTTACAACCGGTCTTGAGACGGTAATACTATCTTTTCTAACTTTTAGCCCAATTGCCTTAGACAATTTTGCCATTCTGTCAGAACCTTCTGTTTGATCAAATGGCCTTATATAGAATCTCCCAATGTTTGATATAGGATTGTAACCTGACTTTCCGTCTGATAAGTCTTCGTTCGACGCATCGAAATCTATCACAGCCTCTCCAAATGTAGGATCGCTTTGTGATAGATATTGTAGGTCAACATTAGGTACAAGACCAGGCTGATTTGTGTTATTCAGAATATACAACCCCAAAAACTCATTCAGATCGATCTGAGGGTTCCTGACTGCCTCCATACGATCAAGTCTGTCAAGATTCGGAATAGACTTTATTACATCAACAGGCATCAAATGATACGGTGTATTTGGGCTATATCTCATATTGCTTCGTAGCGCGAAATAAATACCTAATTGAATACCAAGCATCTGGATTTCTTCGTTGTCGCTTCTTACAAGCGCACTCCAGTCATCCATAATAGCCTGCCTACCGTCTTCGTCAAGATTATTGAGAGATGTTTTCAAATATGGTACCGGCATATATTTATCAGCATCCATTTGAATAATGGACTCTATGAATTTATTGCCGTATAGTTCGTCCATATATTTTGTTATCATTTCATTATAATAACCAGCAAAGTTCTTATAATAAAAATCAACGTTCTCATCAAACTCTTTTTGTGATCGAGTATTTGGATTAAATACACCATAAATATGAGATGGCATTCCAGTTCCGTATGCCTTAATATCGGTACCGTTGATCATCTTGTATATCGCCATTGCCTTATGAACCGATCGATTGATAGCCTCGTTTGCGTAATCTCTACCACAAAGATTGGCAACAATTTTTGCCGCGGTTTTGAACGCATAGGAATTATATGATGACTGTACTTCAAGCAACGCATCATGTAGCGCTTCCTGAGATTCGATACGTGCGCCAATGAAAGGTATTTGTGATTTTATATCACTAATTTCAAGCCTTTTTACATTTACTGGATTATTCTGCTCATCAAATTTAACCACGTTGAATGCCGGTTTAATTCCAGCTTGATCGATAAGAAATTTCTCTCTGCGAGATTCTTTTTCGATTGACTTTGCGAGCGATGGTGACTCTCCGTTTACGATTGATGTGAATCTTGAGAATTGGTTTAGTCCTTCAAGCACGTTGACAGCGTTATCAAGATTTCTTAATACAGAAAGAATTCTCATATCAACTTGTAACATTGGTGAATTTGTGTTACCAATATATGATTCTGCGTTAAAATTCTTGTCATCAATTAGTCTTGAAATAAGATCATCTTCTGACAATACAATCTTGGTCTTATTTTTGTTCATCGCAGGATTATACAACTTATAGAGTTCACCATTAGGATCAATAGTATTCTCAATATCACTAATTATCCTTTGAACATCAGCGAAACCGTTATTTGAAGCATTATCGTAAGTCTCTGTTACTTCACGCATAATAGGCTGTGTTACAAACAGCATAGCCTGTCTAGGCGTCATGCCATACCTTAGTAATAATGTATATATCTTATTTGTATACATGCCTATATTTGTTCTGGCAAGCACAGGCTTTTTAACTCCATCTGCGGCCGCACCAACAAGCATACCAAGATTAATGCTCTGTAGTGTCCCTTCAGAGTCAACAGTCTCATCAAGATACGCAGAACCACTCTCACCTATATCTAAACCAGCAATATTCATTGGCCTAATATCGTTCTGCGCTATTCTAAAACGTCCGGGACCTGTCATCATACTAAATACGTCGTGAGCAATTTCTTGAACAGCAGACATAGCGATAAGCTTTTTGGCATTCATACATGCTTTTTTAAGTCTCGCAGCAGTTGACATCAAAGAAATGTCTGACCATCTAGGGTCGTATGACAATTCTTCATATTTGGCTACTCTTTGCTCTGGTGTCATTTGCTCAACATCTTCTCTTGGTAATCCAAATCTATATAACTCCAATTCATACGATGTTTGGTCCATAATATCGAAGTTACCTGGTCTGAATTGTTGTCTTAATGCGTCGTCTCCAGTCATTGCAGCCCATTGCATATCAAGCATCTCGTTTCTTAATGCAGCTTCTCGATTCTTTGAGCCATCCGCCTTATTATATTTTTCAATACTATAGTCGTCAGCCAATGTTGTTTTGCCACCGATAGTGCTTACTCTGGCATCATAGAAAAGCATGTTTCCCTTGTCAATATCCTTTACTACCATAAGTTATGTATTCCTTATGGAATAGACTATATCTTCATATAAACATCCGTTAGCAATGTTTATATGCCACGTACTTCCACATAATGTGTACTCTACTCGCTTCTTCTCAACAGTGTTTCTCTGTTGATATGCTTTCGATAGTCGTTGAACCTTCCCTATTCGGGCTCGGCTGCTGATTTCCATAATTAAATGGGTTCCCAGCAATTCTCGTGGTTTATAGACTCCAATGTTGTTTAAAGTCTGAATCGTTAATCACTGTAAGTATTAACGGGTAAGCTGATGCATCACCTGATCCAGGTAATGTAAATTCAGTAATCATACAAGGCATTATGAATGACTTTAACTGCGTAGGAATACGATAATATATGCACTTGAGTAGCTTCTCAGGAATATGAACATCAAACAGTTCTGCCAAATCCTTTACATTTAAGCAAGGTTGACCGGCTTTTGGATGTCCAACAGGATACTTATAAAACACACGCTTTCCACCATTGTCGGGATCAACATGTGTCAGATAAGCCATGACGTTCGAGTTTGGTATAGACTGCATTGTTTCCATATATGCAAACCCGGCTTGATTCTCGCGAACATATTGGTTATACGCCTCAATAGCATCCTTGTTTGGTTCGTTACCATTATATGCATCAAGGTTATTTGCCTTACAAAAATCATTATATTTCATAAGAAGGCCGCCATTTTTATCCTTAAAGCGCAAATCAAGATCTGTACTACGTCCCCAGTTTGACATCTGTACTGTCTGTCCGCCATTGAAAAATATCTTATAGATGGCTTTTCTGAAGCCCGATCCAAGCATCGACTGAACAGCATCTGACAGCATTTCGTTTTCAGGAGAGACTGACATAGATCCTCCATGAAGAGAAACTGCACGCAACATATCAATACTGTATTTAGTTCCACTCATGACGTTTTGCTGCATCATTCTTGAAAGTGACTTGTTGAGAGCTATGTCTCTCGAGGAAGTGTTTTTCCTTGTCATTCCAAGCTCTCCAAGCATTCTGTTTGCGGCATTACTGATAAGCTCTGCGAACGCGTTGTTGTATCGCGTTTTCATCTCCTTTCCAGTAATTTGTTTGCCACTACCAGGATCATCAAGCATAGCTGTGTCGCTTACATCATTAACGGCAATTACAGCCATCTGTGAACCAATCTGAATCTTGTGGTTATAAAAATGGAACGGAACTTCCTGCTGTGTAACATATCCTTCAATGCCGTATTCGTTAATATTATCACGATTATATGTTCCGTCTGAATTATATACAGCCTTTCTTAGCGCATTATATGTATCAATTGGAGACAAGTTATTGACATCTGACTTATTGTTAAGACCAACCTTTACGCAAGATTCAAACTGGATTGAATCAATGCCATCTTGCCTGTATGTTCCAGGATTAACAACCCTGCCGCCATGTACTATCCTTCCGGTATAATGTGAATCCTCCATGAATCTATACAAAGCTGCCAACTGGGAATCAAGACCGACATTTGCTTCAAGCGCTCCTGCGAACGCGAGAAGTACTTCAGAGTTCTTAAACTGCGTAGGTACACGAACATCAGGCATTGTATCTCCGCCTCTATTTCGCCAAATATTAGATGTACCAAATGGTTTCTGTGGATTATTAAACACAAACATCAAGTCATCATCAGTCGGTGTCCCGTTGATAAATCTTTGATATATCGGCTCGTGTACATTAATGTCCCACGTACCAGCCATAACCATCTGTTTACGAAGACCGGTAAGTGACACGTATGCCTGACCGTCAGCGGTATTTGTCTCACGATACTGCGAAGAAATCATTGGTATAGATGCCTTAATGTTAGCCTTTGCGACAGGATCGGTGGTTCTTTCAGCAAGCATCTCAAGAGCTATCTTTATCTGATCAGCGGAATGAGATGATATAATGTTGTCTGCTATTACAGTGTTTCTTATCTTGCCGTCACTCACACGAATTGGATTTCCGTCAACAAATACAACGGCCTCTGCATCGAATGGCATACCTGAAGCGTGTTGCTGTGCGTTACGTTTTGAAAAGTTTTCTATTGTGCCATAGAATGCCATATCGGTTGTTGTTATCTCAACGATATTCCATTGCGCAAGCATATTATTGTACACAAACTCTTCAATTGCCGCGTCAAGTAGTTCATCAGCCTTTGCTCCAAGAACTTCCTTGCCTCCATTAAGTTGTCTTATGATCCAATCAACATATTTATATCTATTGGTCCATACAACTCTGTCCTCATATTCGTCATATACTTGATAAGGCTCCTGTTCAAACACTCCAGAATCAGCGAATGATTGTTTTTCATGTTCAACGACCTCTTTCATGTGCTCCTTGAATTTCTCCTCAAACATATTTGAGAGAGAGTCATCAAGTTTCCTGTCATTAAAGATTACATCAACAACCTTTTGGGCAAAATCATTATCCGTCTGCATCATATAAACAATGGCTGGTATCATATGGAACGACGCTCCGGTACCATTGTATATATATTTTCCGTTATTCATCACATCGGACGTCTTTATATCAATTCCATGGCCATATTTGTCCTTGACAATAGCATCCATCTTGGCATTATCGCCTTTAAGCTTAATGTCAAACTTATCAATGTGTCCGTTTTTTTCGCCCCTAAAATGATAATCAAACACGCTTTTGGCACGCATCAATTCTTGCATGAATATATCGTGTGCCTGTTCAATCAATTCTTGAGTGTATTGATCTTTGTCTTTAATTCTAAGAAATTTAACCGCCTCATATGTGCTTTTATCTGATGCGATTGGTGTCCTGTATATAGCAAATTCTCCATTATTGTCAAAGAAATAATCAGACAGCATTGACAACTTATATGATTGGTCTCCCATGTCTGCATAACCAATGTTATTTGAGGCAATCTTTACCATGAATTGTAGTGCATCCCTTGATGACGGATCATTAGCAAGTCTTTCAAGCCATTTAAGATTCCAATGGCCTTCATCAAAATCAGTGTCTCCTGGAATATAGAACCATATGCTGCGACCAAACTCATCATTCATCCAATCAAGATACTCAGCGTTTGTCTTGCCGACTTTGTTTGACAGTTTGGCAAGCAGCTTTTGCATTGTTGTAGGATACTGATAGCTGTAATACATCTTTCCGTTTACATAGCAGCTTGGGTCAACATCTTCATCTGAATTTTGATAAACCTTTTCAAGAAGATTGCGCATCAAATATATAACGTTGTTCTCGTTGCTTGGATCCAATGGCTTATATTTAGTGTTTGCCGCGCGAGCGTCGTTCTCACCATTACTAATAAGCTTTGCTATCTTATAAGTTAGTTGAGCTATATTGGCGAATCTGGTCTCTTCAAATGATGACTTTAAGTTATCTCCGGCAAATAATGACGCAAATTTTTTCTTGTTTACTTTAATGCCGAATTTTTCAATAGCCGAATAGAGTTTTGCAATTGGATTCTTTTCATCAGTGAAGTATGGATCATAATCCTCGTCATAATCTATGATAGAATCAATGTAATTCCATTCGCCGCTTTTGAAAAAATCATTATCCATAAGTTCTCTGACAACGGACGTTGAAACACTCTTGCTTGTTACGTTGAGTATATTTGATATTGCAAAGTCTTCTCCTCTGGCATTCTTACCCTTAACAAAGATATCAAGCTTATTATTCTTGAATATTGGAGCGTTACCTTTCTCGTAATCAGCCATAAGTCTCGTAAGAGCATAATTGGCCGTCTTGCCGGTGTTCTCCATAATGGTCTTCATCACAAGATTGCCGTCATTTCCACGTACAAGTCTTGATGAATAGAACGGCAATTCTGACTTAGCAAAATTTCTATATAGAGAAGACGAGCGTTCATAAGTTATCTTTGTAGGTATTATATTTGGTGCATAAACGTCCACCATTGCAAGAACATCCCTTAGCCAAGGTGTTGACTTAGCATGTTCCCTAAGTGCAGCTAAAAACTCAGATTTTGACGTTGTTCCCTGAGTCCATTTAAGTATACTTGACGCCACTGTACTGTAATCCATGAAATCCCACAAGCCATACTCATCAACAAAGTATTGACCGTCGTCAGTTGATTCACGGATTGTAGATAGAATCGTCTTTATATCGAGAGATACTGCCTTAATGGCTGACTGATGCAGTTTTGTTTCGCCATAAATCATCTCAACTTCACCAGACTCGTTGGCTTCAGGTGAACCATTATCCTGCGAATCATTGCCCTCAACGTCCTCTGTTGATTCCTCCTCTTCCATGAGCTTTCCATCAACGGTAATATACATATGTTCGTTTTTGATAAGCTGCTTGCTTGCGAGCTCTACCATTGTATCATAATTTGCGAGAAACAAATCCATCTCAGCGATAAGTCCTGGATCTGAAAGCATGACACGTGCGTTCTCCAGATGTTGCCTAACAGACGTATACATAAGATCGCTGGCGAATCGCGGAATCATCAGAATATCCTTGCGAGACATTTTAGAGAAGTCAATGTCGTCACTGTATTGATTCTTTAGATAACCTTTGGTCTTTGCTGCTGGATCATTTTGCAACAAATTCAAATAAAACGAAAACAGCTTTGCCATCTTATTGGCAACTCTCGTAACCTTTGATGGAAGAATACCAATCTCTGAATCAAATATTGTTGACAAACCTATGCTTCTTTTGTCGTCTCCAAGAATAGTTTGTTTCTTGAGTTCTTTAATTCTGTTCAAAGCGGCAGCAATATCTTCCTGTGTAGCGCCTTCAAGAAATTCCTTTGCCGATTCGGTATCCATATCATTCAGGAATGAATCAATCATTTCCTTTGAGCCGTCTATATCGTCGATATTAATGAAGTATGAACCATCGTCTTGATTTGCGAGAACAAGTCTTGCCGCAGAATATTCACTTGAATTAACTAGAGGAATGTTTTCTCCACGAACGTTTTTAATGAATATCTTACCATCCTTGTCAATTGTGTATCTTTCCTTGTTGGCGCTGTATTGAGGATAGTTTTGCGTCGCCCTCAAAAGAAATGCACCATCAATGATACCTGACATATTTGGGTTGTTTGGATCAAGTTCAGCAAGATTCTGTTGCATCAAGGCTATATAAAGAGACTGTTGTCTTGCATAGCCGAGAGCAGCCTGATTCCAGTAAGAATCTTTGTTGTTAGCGTTCCACGTTTTCATATCGATAACATAGAAGCGCTTGTCTTTTGTGTACAGAAGCAAATCGAGCTCTCCACCTACAGTAACGTTATTCTTTCCACGTTTAACCACTCCTCCAATGGTTATAGGGCTTGAATTAATTCTCCAATTATCTTTACCGAATCTTTCGTCAAGCATGTCCGTAAACGCCTTAAAATCACGCTTAAGGGCATTAAACTCTTCCTTAGAGTAATTAGGAAAGTTTTCTTGCTTTACGCCTTTTTTAGAAAAATAATCTCTCGCAAATCTATCAAAGTCCTTGCCAAGTCTAATGGCCGGATTATTTTCATCAGGCTGATTTATGTCAAAGGACATATCGTCTTCGGAACGCCCCCAAACTCCACGTTTATACACGTTTTCGGCGATTGCTGATACGCTTGTTTGTGCCTTTTCCCAAGTACCTGTCTGAGGATTTAATATGTAGTATGTATGATCTTTTTTAAAGTTATCGCTCTTACGTACGCGCTTACTAAGAGTGTCTTTTATTTTATGTAACAGATCTGTTGCTTCTTTCCACTCGTCAATTTCCTGATTCTTTTTAGTAGCCGATTCTCCCTGTTTTTCTGAAGCATTTTGAAATCCTTTTGGAAGAGCAAATGAAATGACTACACCTTCATTTGTTTTTCTATGGAACACATTTTCGTGACCGATAATTCCTTCAATATATTCGATATCATCAATGTCATCCTGATCGATTTCGTTATTCTTAAAATAAATAGTATTATCATCAATCCATTGTACATTGTCACTCAGTGTTCTCTTGAAGTCAGAAAACTCTGCATTTACGTCTTCAAAATGTTCCTTATTAGACGTAATCCAACCAGAAGGATTGATCCCATAATCGTTTGAAGCCTGTTTACGAAACTCGGTGGAATTCAACAACTCATCCTCTGAAACTTCTTGAAGTGCAGGATTGTCAATACCAACCTTTCGTATTGAGGCTTTTAATTCGTCTTCGGAAATGTGGTATTTCTTTGCGAACGCATCGAATGCTCCACCTTTCTTGATAATAGGACAAAATTCACTCATAATATATTATAAATTAAAATTGTTTAAACAATGCGACAAAGATAATCAAAAAAGCGCAATTGACACAATGAATTACGACAATCGTACAGCATTGCAACAATCTTAATTATTGACGAACAACATGTCACGACCAATCATGGTAAAAAAAAGAGGCGACAAGCCGTAGCCCATCGCCTCTAATATCACTAAAGTTCCTTGAGTTTTTTCTCAAGCAAGGTTATTTCGTTGCATACAAACTCACGAAACCTTTCGATAAGTTCATTATCATCAATGATGGCATTGATATATCCGCCCCACCTGATATCACGCAATGTGATTCTTGTGTTGCTCATACCAAAACCAATTGATTTTCCTTTGTGGTCGTCTATAAAATCAATAATCCTCTTAAGGTCGTCGATCTGATCGCACAGCTTGTCTACGAGTTTTTTGTTTTCGTGAATCATTGTCTTCCTCCCAATACCAGTTCCAGAACCGGTCATTCCTTTTGGTCCAGACTTCAATGGACGACTTCGACCAGTCAAATCCACCGGAGATGGTGTATTCTCCGCGCTTTCCATTGAGATAGTCTGAGACACCTGCTTTGTTCGTGACATCGTTGTTTGTATACATTTCATGCAAGTACTCGCGAAACCATTTCTGCGCACGAAGATACCTGCTAACTGCTTTTGCTGTTTGTGGCATATTATTAGAATGGTAAATTGTTTGCGTTTCTTATCCTTGTGACAACGCTTCGGTATTTTTCGTGTTCCGCAAGAACAAAATGCTCTCCATTCGACAAAATAAGCACGACACGGCCAGTACCGTAACGTTGATAGCAATTAATCACGTACGCCGGATTGACATTTATCTTAGCGTTCGTACACGTATAGAACGTTATTAGATTCATTTGCTTTTGTTTTTGTTTGGATTCCTCAGAATACTTAGCAAACTTCTCTCTACGTTTTTCGTGATGACGATGCGTTGCAGAAGTTCTCCTTCTTTTTCTTCGATGAGACATATTTCCTATTCTTAGATTCCAAACTATACAATAATAGATAAAAAACGCAAACAATGACAAGAATAAAACAAAATATCCCAATCATTATTCGATTTTACATAAGATGTCGTGTAAGCTTATTGGTTTGTATCCGTTGTTGTCAACACCGACATCATATTGAGTTTTGTAACACATTTCGAGTCTAGGCAGATCACGACTTGTCGAGTCTGGTCCAGAGTGAACGTGACCGTATAATTGTATATTCCCACGCTCATCACCTCCATAACTCAAGAAAGGTACGTGATTAAGATATATCATTCTGTCGTTAAGGTATAACACTTTTTGGTGCTCAACCTCGCAGAACATATATAATATACCCTTATCTATATATTTCAAATCATGATTGCCAAGTATGAGATGTATCCGCCCGTTAAGGGCTCCAATCAGTTCCCACCATCGTTGTATTCCGTTGAAACAGAAATCACCAAGATGATATACATCATCGGCCGGTCCGACAGTGGCATTCCAGTTTTCTATGAGAGCGTTATCCATTTTTGCAACGTTCTCATATGGTCTTTTACAGAAGTTTATTATGTTTCCGTGACCAAAATGCGTATCAGACGTGAAAAATATCTTTGTTGGATCTTTCCCGTCTATTCGATCACGGAGTCTTGCAGCCTCCTGTACATAAGCAAATTTAGTGTAGTCCATTAGTTTTCAACCATTGACACATGTTTGACATAACGTGTGACATATGAATAGCCTGTTCCTTTTCAATCGTAGATTCGATAACCCATTTCCTGTTGTATGCCCTGAGAAAATACAATTCTCCGTCACAATATGCTACACCGACATCGTGATTGTCGAGTTCATAATGACGTATATCCTTGTCTTTTCCTATTGAATACGAAGGTGTATATGCTTTATCGTTTCTTGAATAACAAGAAAGGTCATCAATTATCACACGTTTTTTCATCAACGCTCGTCTTATCTCTTCTGTCATACTTATCGATTAAAGACAACAACAATGTCCATTGATATATATCAAACGTGAACGGAAGCAACTTGACGTGTTTTATCGTAGGATCCCTGACATAAACATCCTCGCCAGCATAGTTTGGCTCGAAATGCCAACGCTCTATATCATAGAACACATCATTATTGTCATCCTTCACAAAATTGACACAAATTCCGTCTTTTCCCATTGAACCAATCTTAAGATTGTTTATTTCTTCTTTGGGAACGAAATTTATTCCGTCAACAAACAACTTATATGACGTCTCACACAAATGATTTACATGCATTGTCAATGTTTTTGACATATTACCCCTGATATGCCGCATATTCTTTGAAATCAAGAATGTAACGATATCTATCGAAAAAACTTACTCCAATCAGGCCATGAAGTTCAATACCCTTATTCGCACGAATTTTAGCGAACAGGTCATTGAGATTTGCGGTAAGGAATGTCTCTTCAAAAGAGTTATTCCGATACGATATATTCATCTCTATAAACTCCCCTGCCGAGACAGTACCGTTCATTCCAACAATCTTACCTTTCTCATCGGTCTTCTTATAATCAAGCATGTCAATACATCCCTCGTTAATATAGGAAGTATTACTTCCGGTATCCAACAAGAAATTAAGTTTGTGACCATTATTATTGACAGTTATTATCGGGAGACCGACAAGATTCAACGTCTCAAAGAACGACACTGCTGTTTTGTTGCGTCGCTTTGCTGATATTTTTCTCGATATGAAATCACAGAACAGAATTGCCATGATAATCACGGCAACTATGATGAGAATTACAGCAATTATTCCAAGTATTTTCTCTCTCACAATTCAAACACTATACTTGTTAATTGTTAATATTGATTTAAAGGCCATTTTTGGGCCTCCTGAGCGCGTTTTTTCTCAACAGGTGTATGGTAACCCATCTGGCGCATTTTCGTGCAGCTACGGCAATATGGAAAGTGTAAATCTCTCCTGCTAAGGTTAATCGCGAACTCGTCGTAAGATTTTGTTTCTCCGCATTGAGCACAACGCTTGACTCCATTGAATTTCACTGGCGTCATTGTGAATATTTGGTCTCGCGTATTCGCAATCGCGTCCTCTAAAGGAATGTCGTCATGCCCGTATTTTCCAGATTTTGAGAGAACAGGTTTTTCGGGAGTTCCATTCACGCGATAAAAACTACCTTTGAAAACAAACCAGTCACCCGTTTTTATTGGATCTCCATGTATGTCGGTGAATCCAGTATCCTTAGGCGTCAGCATCTCCAACCTCCTTTTTGAACCAATTTTCAATACTGTTACCAGAATGCTCAAGTGAAATACCTATAGGAACTATGCGTTCATCAGCTGACATGTGAAGATATGTATCCAATTCTTCAGCAATGTCATACGGGTCACGCATACTTGTCTTCCCCATATACAATGTTCCGTTTTTGTCGAATGAATCAAACGTCCATATAAGAGGATTAAGGGTGTCGCGATTTATGACAACAAACTGAGACGGTAAGAACGTAAAGTCCTTGAAATATTCGTCTTTTGAAAGAACATCGCGAATCACACGATAATAAAGTCTGGCTTGAATCTGATAATTGAACTTAACAAAAGCCAATGGAAACTCATATTCCTTGAAACTTGACGTCTTGAGGTCAATGATTCTCACTGTTTTCGCTTTGTGATCAACTATCAATAGATCCGGCATCACTTTGAATGTTATCTTATGTCCGTTATGCTCATAATCCGATACGAATTTCAACTGATAGACGCGCTCGAGGTCTCTGTTTGCTTCAAATAAGTCTTCCTTGAAGAAATCCTTTGTAGCCTTGCTGTCAAGAAGTGCGTTATAGCATGCTATCGCAGCTCTTCGCTCATTTTGTGTCACCAGTGTTTTATTCGTCTTTCTTGCGAAATTGATCAACTCGTAATACTGGCGATACTTGTCAAGTGATGAATACCTTGTTTTTGGAAGATATGTTTTACGATAGCCAATCTTCTGACACGAATTCTCAATGAATTCTTCTGGAATATCAGCGAATTTGTCATAGCAATGGCCATATATATCCGCAAGATAGTCCATCATTTCCTTTGTTTTATCTGACGGCATATCCTTGTCTTCAATTATGGCATAGACATCGTTAAACGCAGATCTGTCGGAAATCATCAAGTCAACCATCTTTCCAAATGTAAGACTTGGAGTTGACAAAGGATCATCCAAGTGATCTATGGATTCAAACCCTCCTTCGCTGAAGCGAGACAACATCGAGTAGTGCATCGCATTCATTTTGCGATACTCATTCTCGGTAATATTGATCGACAGATTCTTTATTGATTTAAACGTCACCATATGACGTCCTCCTCACAAAAACTGTCTGGGTTGAGATCATTTACAACGATACCGTAATCATCATCGTCATCAGGGTCAACAATATCCCCGTTGACCAATTCTGAATACATTGAAGCCTCTGAATATAATTTTTGAAGTCCCATAAGATTCTCAGAATTTTCATCAAAATATTTGTCGTATTGCTCGTTGCCTTTGCTTTTGCCGCTAAGCACTTTTTCAACCTTGAATAGTGCGGATGATATCAGATCTACAAGATCTTCAAGTTTCCTTTCTTTCAGAAGACGCTTCGCTATTGGAATGTCTTTTTCGGGCAAGAAATCAATTAGATCCTCAATCGTTTGAAGCATTGGTTTCTTCATTGTTTAATGTCTTTAAAAATTCCACAACACTTCTCGTCTCCCTTAACGTATGCACTTCAATAAAGATAAATCGCTTGCCAGTCATCTCCTTAAGAGACTCGAGCAGCCTGCGAAACATCTTTTTCTTTAATGGATAAGTGTCATTTTCTTTTCCCTTTACTTCAAGAAGAACGAGTGTTCCATTTATTTCAATAGAGAAATCCGGAGTGTATGTTATAGCCATAACCTTATCTTGGCTAAGTCCGAACATTTCACTTTTTTGCTTGCGGTCATAATGCCTGTCATAGCATTCAACGGTAGGATAAAACCCGCTAAGCAAATCAAAAGTTCTCTTCTCGTAATCAATATCAAACCCGTTCTCTTTAAGTATAGAGTAAACCCTTGCCTCCATTTTTGATCTGAAGTGTATTCCGTCAATATCGACGGGAGTAGCGTTTTTAATCTTTTTATTCATATGAAAATATTTTTGTCACAAAGATACTGAATAATATTGAATTATGCAATATCAGTGTGACAAAATATTTCCAATCCTAAAGTACATCAGTGCCAAGAATCTTGTTCTCAACACTTACAAGTGATCCGTAGCGGTCATTTGCGCTGTTTTGGACACTAATAACTCGCTTCATAAGTTTCAAACCGTCAATAAGCCAATCAAGAAAGTCTCCTTCATATGCACTTGACAAAACGGTTGTCAGGTCAAAGTTAAGATTATTTATATAATCTAATATGAACAAGGCGTTTACATCTTCTGACATGGCTTCCATGTATTTTTCAACAAGCATTTTGGTGAACTCCAGCTGAGCGTTAAATATCGCAAGCCATATATACACCTTCTTGAAATTATCTGTTGGTCTGAGGAATCTGAACTCAACAGTCTTTGGATTCTTGTAACAAACCATATTGACAAGATTGAGCCCATAATATCTTGAAGCTATATTCCACTTTGAAGTTCTCTCAGGATCCCTTGGGTGTGGTTCTGACAATGAACCTTTGAAATCTTTGCCAGTAACACTGTAGAACAACTCATCGAAACTTTCATATGCAGGAGTCTTCTTACAATAACTTTTGCCGTTAGACTTATATAACTCCGTGTTGAACGACCATTCAGGCAGAGTAAATAGATAATTTGAATCCTCAAGTTTCTTTTGTACGCCGGCCAGCGCTGCAATATACTCCTGTTTTACCGGAAACCCACCAAAGTGAATGTGTAACGCGCATTCCTTGTTAAACATGGTGTATTTAGTTAGGTCATCCATACACTGTTTAAGTGTATTCAGTCCGTCATTTCCCTTAAGAACAATCGTTGAATACTCTATTCCTGAAATACTTCCATCTCTTAACGGAATAAGACCATCTATGAATGTTCTGTCGCAAGGAATGTAACCGCATGATGTCTCAAACTCAATACCGAACGTGTATTTAAGCTTGTTGCCAAGAGTATATGTCTTGTGCTGTTCGACAATGTGAGAATCATTAAACCTACCTAGATTATTCAATGCCTCATACTCTCTTTCAATGAGATATGGATACTGACCATTACCCATGATAGCAGTAGCCATGGCAATTGTTTCTGGAGTAGACTCAAATATGAACCTGTAAAGCCCTATCGAATTGTCAAAATGCAATCCGTCTTTAAGTTCTTCATACGAATGACCATAAACACGTGACATATTGACATATTCATAAAGCCCTGGAATTCTCAGCTTCGTGTAGATAAGAACATTAAGAGGAGACAATGGAACCCATCCTACAACAATGGAATTCTTTGTGGCCTGTAAGATTCCTCTGACATACCCATCGCGCTCTTCTCTAGAATCTTCGGAAAGATTATTTATTATTTTCAACTTCATTTACGATTGAATCTAAAAAGTCATCAAGTAATTCCATATTGATAGGCTCTTCGCTAAACTTCTTGTAGATATTCTCTCCTACTGAATCGGCGATAAGCGTTGAAGATGATACAGTGCCGGCTTGACACATAATTGATCGGCCAGCAAACAGCGGAAACATTGTACCACTGAATAACTCACATTCGGTAGGCGTGACATACTTATGAAAGGTGGGAGTACCGTCATCACCAAGGCTAACCGCCGGCAATGGACTTAAGTACCTCACAAGGGAGTCATACCTCTCGAAAACCTTATCTTCAGTCAACTGCATTGTTACCATGAATTCTATCAGGAAGAATAACGCATCTGCATTCTTAATGAGAACGCCATTAAAGAAGAACGCCTCAAATGCATTAGTTGTTCTTGCCGGCACGATTGAGCCATTGTCAACAACATAATACAACCCATGCGCGACATCATTCCCTTCGTAATACAGCATCGTCTTGGAATCAAACGTAAGCTTACCATTGTTACCAGGCGTCAACAGGTTTGTTAAGACGTTATTATTGTTTCCACCTCTGTAATAACCGTAATAACTTTCCTCGTCATCAAAATCAGCATTTCGATTATATACATAATAGTTATAAGCGGAGCTTGCATACGACTCTTTCTGGTAACACTTGCTCCTGTCGTATTCCTTGACAACATCAATATCTCCATCAGGATCCACTGTATAAAGTGTATTCCCATTAGGAAAATAAATGTTTTTAGCAAATGCTTTATCAGGAAATAGAGTGGCAAGCGTAGAATAGATTGACGAAAAACAAACCTGCTGATGAGATGTAGTGAAGAACAATGGTCTTTCTTCAGTAGCCTTTGTCGAATAACTATACTCTTTTGATTCTCCTTTGAAGAAATACGACACTGGTTTTCCGGAGCGATAATCAACAGCGACAAATACAGCAGCGCCGATATATTCCTCAATGGAATCAAATCCGTGACGATAGAAAATATTCGCCATAATTTGAGAGTCGCTCATATGAGCGGTATCCATATCTGGCAGATATTTCTTTGCGAGAGCGGTATGATTCACCATTGTACCATTATGGATAAAGACAAACTCCGGTCCGTTTTTTCCATTAATGATGACAGGTTGAGCCAACTCAGCCTTCACTCCGCCGACAGAAGCCTTTCTATCATGCCCAAGAGCGATTGTTGCGCTTTTTGTCTCTTTGATAAGTTTTGATTGATACCAGAAATCGCCGAACAATTTAAGCTTATCTACACCATATTCGTACTGTCCGTCAATGAATATGCCGCAAGAATCGCCGCCTCGGGCGTCATTTGCGACGCCCAAGGTAACGAATGCTCTCTTGTCAAACGGTTTCTGCCGTTGGCCTATAAAGCCAAAGATTCCACACATTACAACTTATTCTTTATGGTTTCTAATTCAGTAATAAACGATTTTGCTTGGTCTGCCATTGCGGGAAAATTCTTGAAAATGCTCCCAAACACATCTTCAAGAACAGCCTTTGCTAGTTTCTCGTCACTTTCATTGATGGCCTGAATAACCATCTCTGCTCCGGCGTTATACTCGAAATTGTTATTATGAGCGGCAATTGCAAGCATGACACCGTCCCAGACCAACGACATAAGATCGTTTGTGTCATACATCTTTGCTGACAACACCCTATACTCAATGCCATATGGCGTGAGCCTGAAACAACCTGCTTTGCCGTAAAGACTGCGGCGACGGTCATCCTTGTCGATAAGTATTGATGGCAAGCCAACAAATACATCCATGAGTTTCAACAATTCGATGCTTGACTCGTAACTCTTCGGATCATAGCCAAGATGAATATGGCATCCGGCAGATCTGAGGTTGGTGCTTTCTCCGCAAGGTTTAGGATTGGAGTCTTCTGTATAAGCATTGAAATCGACAGAACATCCAAACATCTTGGCTTCAGGAGACCTTAATTGATCATCTCCAACCATTTCGCTGGCAGAGCATTTGATATTCAACTCAGGATTGACATTCTTTACAAACTTACGAATATAATCCTTCATGTAGTTCATAGCATTAATGAACTCCTCCTTAGTTTTGCAAGGAGGTATATTGAATTCAGCAAGAATGTTGTCTGTTTCAATGCCGTAACCCTCTGGCACGTCTTCGGCGCGATAGGCGTTACCTTTCTCGCCAGGGATTAATCCAATCGAGGAGACCACCTCTCCGGTTGTCTCATTAATGATAAACATCTCGGGGTCTGCCCCGACTGTAAATTCTTTGATCATTTGTTAACCTTTGATTTGTTTTAACAACTTTTCAATCATTTCGTTTTCGTACTGCACAAAGAGGCTGTTTGGAGACATCATTTCCGGATGCCCCTGAATGCCGAAGCTGACTGGCTTTCCTTCTTTGTGGAACAACACGATTTCAGGTTCACCGAAGTTCTTTATTACCTCTGGATCAATGCCGTCACCAGCGTAATAACGACTTCTGTTATGTTCTGATATACCAAGAATAGTATAGTCACTATTTGACATATCGAAAGGATAGACCATCTGATGATGAAGCGATGAAACCATGAATATATCTCCGGTTTCGAGAATCTTTACTGTATGATCTGGCCCAGCGTGATTTGTAGTATCCTGTACAAGATTTCCACCATTAAGGGCGCAAAACAACTGCAATCCGCGACAGATACCGATTGCCAACTGGTCCGGCCTCATTGCTTCATAGAATTCCTTTTCATAGATATCCCTACGAAGACTTGGCCATGTTGCTTCTATGGCTTTCTTGCCATAAATTGATGGATCTACGTCAGCACCACCGGTGAAAAGGACGATATCCGCTTCCTGAATGGTATTAACCAACTGTTTGTTCTTGATGGGATTAGCATATCCGGTGCCCATTCCAACAACATATACCTTTCTTGTTTTGTTCATCATTCACTCACGTATTTATAGACGTTATCGATAATTTGCTTTGTTTTGATTCGCCAATTTAGGCTATCTTTGTCAAGCTCCCACTTCCTAGACAAAATTAAAGACGCTGTTCTTGCGAACAATTCAACAATTTCGTCATAATGATTAATGAGAGCATCCATTTCCCGATAACAGCTAAAAACTGAAATTCTGTTAGAGTCGCCGATTTTTACATCGAGATTCTCAATGAACAAATCTCTGCAAAAATCGCCCCAAAAAGCATCTATGAATTCAAGAGTATCTTCATAAACGTACTTTTCGAGATCCGCTGGAATTTCCTTCACATGATCGCACCGTAGATTTGAATAAATGCTTGTATTGGCGAATCTTTTAAACATTTTATTCATATCGTTGAACCTATCCATCATTTTTGGAAAAGACAACCTCCCTTCATACATATTGGTAGGAAATACGCACATGTCGGTCGAACCCTCACTAAAACGTAATGAGTTATATACAAGACTCATTATAGTGAACAGAGACAGATTCTTGAATTCAGTTCGTTTCTTTAGTTCGTATACTATGTCGGTATAAAGTTGAGCACGTCCGTCATATATTTGTCTTATCCACTGAAGTATGAACGCATGAATAGGCCTTATAGCATCGATTGTAACGTGCAGGATAAAACCCGTTAATTCACGATAGTCTATTTTAGCATTTTTACATTGCTTTTCTAAATAATAAACGAAATCATCATCATTTTTGAAAAGATCAAAATCCTTTACTTGGCCATATTCTACAGTAAACTCAAAATCGACCACGTTTTTAAGATAATTCAAGAATGACTCAATCTCGTCCTTAGTGAACAGCGTTACTGGCATCAAATGTTCGACAAACCTAATATCGTCCGTAAAGAAGATGTCATAAGAGATTTTTGCGGAAATAAATCTTTGTTTAGTAGTGTTTCCGAAACAACATCTTTCGTAGAATTTAGAGTCTCCACATATGGCCCCTTTTTCCTTACCGTCAAGTCTTATGGTGGTTGATTTATAAACTGTTCTCGACGGTTTAAATATCATACTTGGATTACGCCGTGGATACATTTTCAGAAGGTTGTTATACCATTCTTTCATTGATGATTTTTTTAATTTGTTCTCTATATAATTCAATAGAAGAGTCATTGAGTCCAGGCGCGCTATTTGACTCCATGATTATCCATTTAGGATTCTCATGTTTGTCATTCTGCACCTTGACATCAAAGCAACAGATATCCAAACCGATTGCCTGCATTGCCTTTACACAATCGGTAACTATATCTTCCCAGTTAATCGGTTTGTTAAATAGTTCGTTATTTTCGTTAATCCAGACAGAATTTGTTTCGTGACGATGCCATCTTTCATCAGCTCCGTTAATAAGCATCTTTCTGTTTGCAAGAAAACAACCATCCTTGGTTACATGAATGCGGTATTCACGGGAATACGCGTAATAACGCTCAAGCACCCAATTCTCAATTTTAGCGAAATTCACAAAAGACTCAACAGCATCAGGACTATCAAGCAGCAGTAACCCCTTCCCTTTTGAGGAATTATAACGCTTTGCTATGATGTTACAATCATTGTCTTGCATATATTTAAGGATTACGGCAATAATGTTGTCGCGATTGTCACGAATATCTTCAGGAATCACGCATTCGTCTGCGATCGACACACCTGCTTCCATAAGAATTCTTCTTGTGGCGCGCTTATCTGACGATATGGCGCATGCTTCTGCTGGATTTATCTCAATTACGTCAGTCCTACGTGTTATTTCCGCAGTAGGCGTTACACTGCCAAGTCTAAGTATCGTCTTTTTAGGAACTTCAATGTCACGCAACGCATAACATTTACTGTTCCTCGTTCTCACAGTCAAATGTATCACTTCCCTCTATTTTTGAAATAATGAAATCAATGTTGCTTTCAAGCCTCTCCTGAAGATCAAATTCTTGTTTACCACCATTACAGTACATTTCAGTAACTCGCATTGAAGTATTTATTACGGGTATTGAAGAATTGCGGTGTAAATTCCAAAGTGATGTGATATTTCTACCGTTGCGTAACAAGGAGCTCATTTCGTATGACGTTTTGAGTTTTCCTGAAACGAAAAAACCTCCATAAGCAAGACTTCTACCATCGAGAAGATCATGTCCACATCCGTTTACATTATCAGCACATTGTTCCTTTATGAAACAGTATAAATTGAAAAAACCAAAGCGATGATATTTTTCGGTGTTATACAATTCATAAGCTTTTAATGCGATATAACGGTTCTGTTGCTCATAGAACCATCTTACAACGGTACACACGAACAGTTTTTGAATAGTATTGGTATCACTTGGAAACAGAAGATTTACGCAATACTGAAACCTATTGTTGCCATTTTCGTCGATGATATGTTTAACAGAAATTGAGGACTCAAAGTCAACAATACTCTTTGCAAGATCTAAGATCTTCCTCATCATCGTAATTGATAAGTCGGTAACCGGATAATACCTTTTTACACCAACATCTTTTTTATAATGAAAAGCATTATCTTCGACAGAAAGTTTCGGCTCATGGTTGTACATATAAATCTTTATGCGAGTTATATTTTCTTTATTTCGTAACGAAGAGAAACACGCTCTAACCGCTCTTCCAAGAACGATATTTTCGTCGCGATCAAACGCCTCCCATTCGCTTTTGCATTCAATATAACACGCAATTCGTTTAGCCGAATCATAATTCATGTATGACATTTAATATATCTTTAATAAATCTTTGTCTGTTATTTATAGCTTTATAGTAGTCTGATATATCCTTTCCACCACTGAAGAATGGAAGAATAACGTTAGTGAAACCCGTAGCCCTGGCTAGTTTTGCTGAATACTCAAGACCTGGTATATCATTATCCAACATAATCAAAACGCGCTTAAAACGGCTTTTAAGGTCGTTTACAGCATGATTTGACATTGGATATCCCTCACCTTGCAAAGCAACGGCAGGAATGCCGGTATTGCTCCATAAACACAATGCATCTTTTACTGAAGAACATATGCAAACAACGTCTCCTTGTTGAGGTATTTTCGACCACAATGCAATCGTAGTGCCGTCATTGTTGTTTGCTGGCCACTTATACATTGGACAATATGGTTGATACACCTTGACAGTGATTTTACCTTCTTTACGCTCAACATAAGCGTAAGCATATTTTTCCGCACGTATTATAGATGTTTTATTGTTCTTTGTAAGGAAATAATGTGTTATTGGATACACATCGGCATAATCAAGCCAGTCTGTATTTATGCCAAACGACGACCAATACTCGACATCCCACGGCATCCATTTACGGGTGCAGATATCAATCTTGATGTCATTTGTGCGTTCGTGTGATGAGTAGCTTCTCTTTACGCCAAACTGTGTTCCATTCGAGCTTATTTTACCATTCACGACGTCATTATAGACTGCCTGAAGCATATCATTGAAAGACATGTTAAACAATCTCATTAACGCGTGATATATGGTTCCTTTCTCATCAGTAGCGAAGTCCTTGTATAGCACATTTCCTTCACTATTGAAATACAGGCTAAACGACGGCTTGTCATCTCTCCTGAAAGGAGAGTTTATAAGCGAAGGAACAGCTGCCTCAAGATAATAAAATGCCAGAGCCTCTTCAGAGACCCTGGCACGAATATCATCCAAGCATACACTTGATTTGCCTGCGAACATTACAGGTTACCCCACGGGTTGTTGTCATCACCGAACGGAAGGTCATCAACTGCGGCAGCCGGTTGTGCTGTCGTCTTTGGAGCCGAAAGATCGGCTGGTTGCGGTTTCGGGGCCTCCTTGATCGGACAGATCTCATAATCTGTGTGACCGGGAGAATATGCCAACATATCATCAAGCGCCTTCTGGAAGAGCTTTTCTGTTCTTGCGTGAGTTACATTGTTCTTGACAAACAGTTTGGTGAACACATCCTGATAATCTTTATTGTCATCAGTATGTCTGACACCAAACAAAGCCTTGAAAGTATTGTCAGGGAAAATCGTAAGAAGGCCCTTCAACTCGGAAAAATCGCCATTGAAGTAATTGGCTATGTTTTCAAGAGTTCCTTCGGCTGATGTGAGGTCCGCTCTTTCAACGAACGAACCGGTATTATTGTCATAAACCTCCGGATCGTCCACATTAAGATAAGCTCTCATGAATCCAACGAGCTCGCGTTCTCCTTCAAAAGCGGCGTGATAATCCTTGCCGAATCTGCCGACCCTAAATTCAGGAACGGTTTTGTTTGCAAACTGTTCTTTTGTTACCCAGCAATCGCGTCCATAATTATCCATGACCATAAGTTTCTCACCGTTTTTTGACATGAACTTCTTGTTTGACACAAAGAAATTCACTGTAGTTGTGAGATCGACGCCACAGACTTCCTTGACTGTCTTGATCACAAAACAAATCCTCGCTCTGCGAATCTTTTTCCCATTGTAGTCAACTTCCGTGACATACTCAGGTTCCTTGCCAGTCGGTTCTGTGCCAAAGATTGCACACCTCTCCTTTTCAGTAGGATTGACAGCTAGAATCTTGATCGGAGCGATACCGACATATTTTGGAAATTCTACAGATGGAACTGATGTATCCTTGGCACCCCATGCCATTAAAAGAAAATTCAAATTATCTACCATATGTCACTGTTAGTTATAATATTCAACAAAAGCTTTCTTGACCAATCCAAGGTCATTAGGAATGAAATCATCCTTGAACATTCCATGCGGCGATTTTGCCGGAATGGCTACACCGTTAAGTTGCATTCGATGCGTGATAAATCCATATGTAGGCATACCCTTGTCATCAAATTTCGTTGTGGCGAAAAGGACTACTGGAACCACCTCCATAGGATTATACGTTTGATCAAGCATCTTTCCGATGGTCGCGATCTTATACGTCACTATTGTACCGTTGTCAACCACGTCCTCGCTATGATACATAAGGAAGACATCAATATCTTCCCTTGCTTTCTCGCACGCCTGAATTATTTGTTGCGTATGAACTGCAATGTCAACAAACCTGTCGTAACCACGTTCTTTCGCTCGATTGAAATATTCTTTTCTCATTGTGTAACTGCAATCATCTATGATTACATTCTTTACGTGAGGAGCGTTCTTGTCTATCTGTTCGATAAGACGTACGATTTCCTCAGAAGATTCTACTTGAAAAAGATTTTTCTTCTCGCGATTGTAAATATTATTGCTTCCTTTAAAGGGCAATCTTTTACCGAGAACGTTAATTATAACTGTTTCTTTGGGATCCAGTCCACGAATGCTTGTGCTTTTTCCGGTACCTGTAGTACCAAGTATTATACTTACGCTTGCCATTTCTCTCTCTCGTATCTTTATTATTAGGCGAACAGTAACTTATACAACAAATGGAAAGTTTCTCTTTTTCAAGAGCATCTATCCTGTTGTATATAGCGTTGAGTCTCTCCTTGTCATTGGGTGGAGGGAGTTCCTCAAAGTAATTTGAAGCACCATTAAAATACAGTCCTATCCTACAGTTTGACTGACCTTCACGATTAAGTACTATCTCAAGAAATCTCGCGCTGTCGCGAAGTCTTGTGATGTCATACTTATCCCATGTAGGTATTTCAAACGCAAACGGATTGGTTATTCCCAACATAACAGTACAATCTTTGCCTGTGTTCTTAGAATCAGCAAGACCGGCAAGTGTCGGTCTGATCTTGTTGGCTTTGAAGGCATCAAGACCAATTGTCTCAATGTTTTGCTGCTGAACTACGATAGGCGTATAATTATATCTGTTACGAAGAGTCACCATATAAGTACTGAATGTATCAATGGCTTCTTTTAATGACCCACCTCGCTCTGTAGATAAGAGCGACACGTGATCGGTGATGATGAGAACATACTCGTTTGGGTTATCCGGCACATAATAATCAAACACTTGTGCCGTTTCCTCCTTGCCGTTATCTCGGTTGAACTTCATCTCTTTATAATGAGTCGTACCGTGTTGTTCGGCATAAGATTTAACCTTCAAGAATATGCCAGTAGGATTCTTTTCTTGATAGAAGTGTACATGTGTCTCAAAGAAATCCAGAATGCGCTGATATCGCTCAGAATTGAGTTCTTTAAGTACAGATTCATCTAATGGATTACGTTCATCCACCGACTTGAGATCCGTTGACGACACAACCAATTTCCCACCAGAAAGAATATACAGCAAGAAACTCATAAACCTTAAAGTTATCGCTTCTGGCGTTTCTTCCAATGGAAAATAGAATACAGCCAAATCTGCTTTTTTTGGATGTTGATAGGCATATAACACACTATTGAAAAGAAATAGAAACGATGTGATCTGTGTTTTACCGCCTTTTGAGCTTCCGGATACAAGATAGAACTTACCTTGCTCCACACCTGGAAAATCACATCGGAATCGAGACAACGGCGATGGTATACAGTTTATCTCACCGTTCAATACTCTTTGGCGCCTTTGTTCAAGATTGCCAATGATTCTATGTACAAGCTCTCCCATTCGCTACCTGATATGAGCGAAAGGATTGGCTATTGTTGCTGGCTCTAAAGACTTATTTTCAAGGAAATCAGCTAACAGCGACGTGGAGTCACCATTGGCGATACTACCGCCAAGGCCATCACACTTCCAGATAAAGTATTTCAATAACTTCATATAGGTGTAATCTCCGTTAAAACTATCAACGTATCTCTTTGTGGCGTCAACCATCTCTTCTTTGGAGCGATGACCATATGCATTCCAGAATTTGATTATCCTGTTGGTTATGTCATATTTGTTTCCTCTCCAAGACTGTGGAACCGACGCGGAACTTTCTTTTCGGCCGTTTGGATATATTTCCATCATTGCCAATGCCACTTCAATCGCTTCTTCTGATTGCGGAGATTGTTGAACTTTCCCCTCACAAAGAATGAAATTAGCGGCATCTATCCCCTCGTTAGTTAAGGAATATCCAAAATCCGTATCAACCATATCAACAAGACCACGCTCGTACATATTATTTAACAGAAGAGGAATATTCCCACATTTTTTCAACAACACCAATGCAAGAGCGGTCTGTACATCAACCTTACATTTGTCTAAGACCTTACTCTTTATGTTTATATCCATATGTTTTGTTTTTTTTATTATTACAATAGTCTGCTTATACAGATTGTTTTGGTGGTGATTTGTTTATCATTGTTTTTTTAATGTTTAACGTCTTTTCGGAATATGCACTGTGGCGGCTTGCTGTACCGGTTCTTTCTTGTCGGGGCAACGCATAGCGGCCATAATTGCATAATTCGATATATCTCTGAAAGAGTCTTCAAGAGACTCAAAGTTAACAGACTGCTGTTTACATATACTCTCAATTCTGAGAAGTTTCTGCTTCAGCATTATTATGAAGTACGTCATACCGTGTTCACGATATAACGATTCAGCGGCATCACCGTAATCAGCGTTTTTCTTTTCGTAAATGTCAATTTGTTCTGTTGCTATCTCCCTAAACGTTTTCATAACACTTCGATGTCAATGCAACTATAAATATCATGATAGATACTTGGATGTTCCCTGTCGTAAGACTTTGCTAATCCAAGATTTTCAGATGACCTTGCCTTGGCAAACAGCGCGTCCACAACTTTTTTATAGTTAGTACATGAGACAAGAACAGCCTTGTTTCCATAGATAAAATAGAAATCAGCTACATAACTACAGTGTCTCTTTATATCAGACTTGGCTGACATGATAAAATTTGCCCCATATCTCCACAAAGCTAATGCAGCGCCCGTCTTACCTATATGGTGATAGTACATTTGCTTATCGTTGGTGCACTTAGGATATGGAAATATAAACGTTCCGTAATCTGATACTGGAAGAGTTGTACTTATGCCAATCGAGCCGCGTCCAACGTAATGAAACGAAAACGGTTCGTTATCGACATATTTCGTCCTATTTGGCCTTAACTTTTTTAGCAGATCCCATGGTCTCATATATCCATTCTCTTCCGTATCAAATTCTGGAAGCTTTTTAAGATGTTTCATAACATCATATCTTATTGCTATAAAACCAGTGTTCGATTTGCATTTCCTCATCATGTATAACTCGGTAGCGCTGTACTCAAAAAGTTCTGTTAATCTGAACTCATTATCATTCATCGCTGAATCTTGTTATGTTCATAATGAATTCATACAGACCATCACAGACTGCGCGAGATTCTTTTGACGTCTGAAACGGAAGATCAATATAGTCTTTCTGTGATGTAATCTTATCTTTTGTTTTACCGATAGCCTCGTCGTGGCCAGTCAAAGGCGTAATCCCAAAATATTTGTCTCTGGGATTAACATTCATTGTTGTCTCAATCATATTTTTCGTTGAATTTTCTGTTACGATCAATCCATACATCAGACGATTCGCTGCAATGTGCCCATGAAAGCGTTGTGTCAAGAATGTCATATTTTTCCATTGACGCCATTGAATCAATTAAGTGAATGTAGAATACGTTTCGATCATACTGCTGTATAAGATTGGAATAATATTCTTTCACCCATGGCTCTAGAAAAATATTTGACGCGAATGGCAAACATACGCCATTTTTAAGATTGAATTTAACTTTATTGCCCATATTTATAGTGGCAAAAGTCTTTTCAACCATTGCTTTTTCGTCAGCGACATCATTACTTCCATAATAGATAGACATAGCTTGCGTTATGATCGTATTGATTAAATCAATGCCATACATTCCGGATAAAACATAAGCTAATCTAAAGAGATTCTTTCTGTCTTTTCCAAATTTTGACTCTAAATAATCGATCGTCAACAACACAATTTCCCTTAGATATGGTCGCGACAGAACTAAGGCGAGGACTTTTCGATTTGGTTTGAACATATATGTGCTAAAATAACATTTTGTACCTAAATTTCTAGGCTGATCCACAACAATACCGTTCGATGCAGATCTATATATATCGGATGGTATACTGATACGATATCTGGTATGAACCCTACTTATGTTAAAATTAAACATATTCAATCATTTTTTTATAGAACCTGTTTGTTTTCGCTAAATATCTTAAATCCCAACACATGGCAGCTCTGGCATCGAAGATTGATTTCAGTTTTGTTTTCATGAATGCACGAATAGCTATAGGCTTTTTTGCTCGTATTGAAAACAAGCCGCTACCTGTAAAAACTTTAATCTTAGACGCCTCACGCATATAAAAGTTTGTCTTACCTTGTTTTCGTGACAACTTAAATCTAAGGCTATCATTATACATTGTAAGTAAATTAACAGCTTCTATAATGATTGTATCCAAGATTTTTGATCTAAGATTTTCAGGACAATCTTCAATGTTTCTTTCAATATATAACACATCGTCACAAATCACATCTATCTTGATTGGCATCTCTATAGGAGGACATCCATCAAAGCAGAAATCTGCGATTGATTCCACATTTTGAATGCCATCATATAGATTTAATTTGTCAACAAGATCTGTTCCGGAACCATAATCAGGATAACATACCCTTCTTTGTGAATAATATTGAATAAACTGATGTCCATCAGACAGCAAAAGGTTCATCTGTGTTGCCGAGAAAAGGGCGACGTCTACTGGATCTAATTCTATCATTTTCACAACTATTAATTGTTTTCATAATAGTTCTCATAGCCATGGCTACCTGTCGTAAATCAAGCTGCTTGGTATTGCCTTCTGCCTGCGAGTAATGAACACATACACTTCTTCTGCCATTGTCAGGATCGATTGGTCTTGAAGATGAGCTCAAATGACCATAATAATCGCTCTTACGCAAACCTGCTGGAGCCTTATTATAAGTTACAGTTCCCATATAGAAAGGTGGGCCGCCTAAAACATTTGTTTTGAATGTCAACATTTTAATAAAGTATTTTACCTCCGGACACGTCAGAGATATTGACTTCGAGCAAAGCACGCATCTTCTTATATTGATGGTTGTTCTTTGCTACTTTTGTGCCAAGATCTTTTTTGCATCCTTCGATGATTGATTTCAACTCGTCATCTTTAGCTTTCCTATATTTAGCGACTCTCTTCGCTATATATTCTTCTGACGTGCCGTCTTTGAACTCCAGCCATGTTGCAGGAGTGTTGTCTACCTTAACTCGTATCATTGGAATATAGCTATTATAATGCCAAACAATAGAGTAAACAGTACGACAAAAATTATTGCCGTAACGATAAACGCGAAACTCTGTCCCGCGAATATCAGAAAATCTTTAATTACCTTGTTCATAATGCTTTTTTGATTGGTTGTGGATCCCGTGATCGGAGTCGAACCGATATATACCATCTCACATACAATGTTGCTACAAAGTATATTACACGGGATTTGAAGATTATTTCTTGTTGGCTATCTGTTCAAGAAGCATTCTGCCGATGTCGGTAAGAGTATTATCCTTTTCAAGGATTTCTTTTGCCATTTCAGGCGTAACTTCCTCCTTGTCTACAGAAACACAACCAGGCCTTTTACTCTCCAGTTCAGCAAAGGATGCGGCGCACACATGGTCAAAGACCATAAGCCTTTCTTTTACCTTACCGTCGTTGTAGCCAAAAACAAACTTAAATACATTCATGATATAATTATTTACCTGTTGAACCATATCCACGAGCACCTCTTGCTGTTTCGCTAAGATCGCCTTCGACAATTTCGCATATAGCTACTGGCAAGATTACTATTTGGCAACATCTTTCACCAATAGCATATACCTTTTCATCAGCTGGATTTGTGATTCTGAACACAGCAGAAACCTCTCCCCTGTAATCAGAGTCAATCACGCCGACGCAGTTAGCCATGTCAAGAGTTTTCTTGCATACAGAGCTTCTTGGAAACAGGAATCCGCCATATCCTTGAGGAATCTCGAATGCAAGACCGGTGCCATACTTAATCTCGTTATGTTCACGATCCCACTCGGCACTAACGCATGTAAGATCCATTCCTACCGAGCCTCTTGTGGCATAGAACGGTAACTGAGCATCATTATGCAATTTTTTTACCTTTAGAATCATAGAAATGAGTATTTTCCCTATTTTTTGATGTACCGAAAAATAATAACCAATCACAGTCAATAATAAATCTACCGTTATCAATGGCTATCATTCGTTTCATTGGCAACTTCTTATCATGACCATCGATCGAGACCATTATTTCTTCCTTAGGAACGAACGCATCTCTGTCAGAATATCTTCTTGTCTGACAGTAAGATTTAAGCTTTCTCAGATCCATATAAAATATATTTTACTTGGTCTGCGAGTTTTTTAGCTTCCGGATGCGGCCTTCCAGTGCTCCCAATAGAACGCAAATCAAGAAAATGCTGCCAATCTGATAAGAATCCTGTCATTACAAGCTCTGTCTTTGTTGATAATGGTAACATATCTCTCGCTTCTTCTGGTTTAAGACCGTCTTTCAAAGCTGTTAGATAATTCCTTTCAGCATCAGCCATAGCTCGTTTGAACAGATCTCTTGAGGAAGAGTTTTCAATATTGTCTGAAATGACAAAAGTAACCTGATTGTCGAATTTATCTTTGCTGTAATTGCAGAATCTGGTAGACTCTTGCGCAAAACTGAATTTTCTGTGACGAACGAACTCATTTGCTATCGCCCTATTCAGTACAAAGTGGAAACACTTCACTTTCTCGTACGAATCGTCAGGAGTAACAGTATATTGCAGCAGCTCAAGAACATCAAGTTCATAAAAAACTCGCATATTGGCTGTTATATGCCATTCTATAGGTCTTCCATTGATATCGAGTATTCTGAACTTGACATAAGGAGATGACAGCAATTTGTTAACGCTTTGATTCAGCGCGTGATTGTGGGCTAAATGATTATACTCTATACGCAAATAGATAATTCCGTGCTCGAGCATAGCCATATGGCCATTAGAAACGAGCTTATCGACAAATTCTGCGGGATTTTTTCCGAGTTCTGACTTATAACAGATCCTTGCCGCCTTCTCGATTTGTTTATAAGCTCCTTGAAGTGAGTTTTCTTGCACCCACTCCTCAACAGATGATTTGATTAAATTCATTTTAGTTATGAGAGTTTTTGTTTTCTCCGTCTTTGTTAAGTGGGTCTAGATACTTGTCAAGTGCCTGTACAGCCTTATCCGGGAGTTGTTTAATGGTTTCGTTGTTGTCAACGTAATCAATTGTAGTTCCTACGCCATAGATAAGCAATGCTTCATTTGTTTTTGGAACAAATACCAATCCCATGCCACTAAGAACTACAGCCACAACTGATGTAATAAAGCACTTTTTTATGCGCTTAAAACAAGCATTGTCATCTTCATCATCATTACTAAACGATAAAACAATTATTCCGGTAAGGACTGCCACAGTTGCAGCAATGATAAGAACGAATAAAAACGCGTCGCGTATTGATGATAACCTTGTTATCCAATACATATCTGATATTCCTGTTAGAATCATTTGATACTTTTTAGTTTATCATTCAACTTCACAAAATCGCAAGTTTTTATCTTTGTGATTATACGGTTCCCTAGCCTATCGCGCATTCCAAGTGGAGCGGTTAGTACCAATCCTTCGGCGTTGAGATCTTTGTTTTCCGCAACGGCAGATTTAAATCCATTGGCTACATACTCTATGGCTTCAAACAGACTTATATAGCCAACTAATGGAACTACATTAAGATTCAGCTGTTTACATATGTCTTCCACGGATTCTCTTGTAAGCCAGATGCCATTAATCTTGATGTCAAACACGATGAATCCAACATCATTTTTAATATAATCCGCTCCACATTTTTGAATCTTACGGCCATAACCCTCACCAAAGATAAAGACGTCAACAAGATCCGTTTTGTCCTTAACGAATACTCGATAAAAATCGTCTTTTGTAAGCATGGACTGCATTTTTTCGAGTAATGGGGTTGGTATTTTAGCCTCAGGAGTCTTTCCGTTAATCTCAAGACAATCTTCTGTCCCAAGAGGGGTGTCTGCATATTTGAAATGATAGCTCATGTTTGTGCCATCAATCTTCTCCGTTGCCAACCATTTGCAGTTGGCTAAGACAGAAAATTCCTCTTGCGAGAACTCTTCAGGAATGATACAGTCCTTCAAAGGAGATTGAGGATCTTGCACGCGCTTAAAGCACGTATTGATTTTTGAATAATACTGCATGTCTTTTTTTTAGTTAAAACACAAGTCACAAACACAGCGATCTGTGACTTGTGCAAACATTATGAACGAATGATACCTACAGCCTGTAGGATTGCGTAGAACGCCTTCCATACAAGCCAGAGCATGAGATATACTATTGCGAGTGGCCAAAACATTGCAATCACAACTAATTCGCCGGATGTCGTTGTATAGCCAAATACGTCAACGCTAACACAGTCTTTGCCGTGATTCTTGACTATGTTGGCAGAGATTATCACCACTATCGCGATGAAAATCACTGTATAGATTGTCATTACCATATCAACCAAAACATATAATACTGTCAGGGTATTTATTCCAGAATGATTTTAGATCCTTGTCTTGCGAGTTTGACAACGTTACGTTGTGATCTTTAAGACAGGTATAGCAGTCATCTATGTTGAAACAAGCAATCGATTTCTTTGAAAATTTAATGTCCATAATGTTTTTATTATTAACTTGCTAATTTCCGTTGAAGAATCTGCATAAAATAAAACTGATCCGTAGACTCAAAATGCATAAATCTACGAATCAGTTTAAAATTGTCTACCGCATTGTCTACTGTTCGCATCTCTCGAAGCCTTTTTTGTTAAGCATAGCACAGTAACGGTATTTTTCTCCGTCATATGCCAGATAATCGAATTTTACCCCTTCGGATACAAGAAAATCAACTATCTCGTTACTAGGCACCCTTTCATCTCTCGGTACATCTACCGTCGCTACCACTACAGGTTTATTCAAGTATCTGTAGTGGATAACGTTATTAACTTCACGTTTATGCTCGTTTACGAGCTCATCGAATAATTCGTTAAAAGTTTTTACGTCCATAATGTTTGTTTTTATTTGTTTGACTTAGACTTCATGGTGGGACTCGAACCCACGAATAACGGTTTTGCAGACCGCAGCGTTAGCCACTTCGCCACATGAAGAAAATAATAAAAATAGCGTGTTATTACACCAAAAATAAATTTATCTCTTACAAAGGTGTTATACAACTCCCTTTTCAGTTTTCTCTGTAAAAGATTGAACCTTATACTCTCCGCTATGCAGATTTGTGTATTACGTTTCTTATTCCATTTATCCCACTAAGTTGCGTTTTCCTCTTTTACCAAGGAGCGTTAATAGATCGGGTGGTCAATTACTCTTTAAGGAATGGCTACTTCCAGGCCTATCCACTATTTTTATATATTATGTGATCCCGACGGGAATCGAACCCGTGACCCATACATTAACCTACCACACTTGCTTTCATACAAGCAAACTTACTCGCTTTAGCTTTATAAGTCTTTGTGGTCTGGACTATTTCTTTACCATATTGAAAATCTTGCAAGTTATTAATGAAACTTATCATGGTGTTCAAGTAATTAACTTTACTAATCCTATTATTCTATATTTTCACCAATATTTTCAACTTAGGTATCTCCTGTATAGTCTCTACGCCATTTATGAATGATAATTGAGCATTATAACCAATGTGAGTACTGTTAAGCGCATGAGGTATCTCAACTATTTTTAATATCATTCAATTTAGTTCGCCGTAACCACCGATAATGTTACCACTATCTAGGCTTTCGTTGCAATTTAAATAAAGAATAGTTTGCGACATTTTCCCCATTTTGTCACGTGATTACTGTTTTCCGTATGGGAGATAAGTACTATTCCTACCAATCTCGTTATTCAAACTGTTTAATTAGGGAGATTCTACATTCAGAGTTTCCTCTGAAGCACTCTTATTTTAAGTGTATTGCTCTACCAACTGAGCTACGAGATCAATTTAATAAGGTTAAGCAATTGCAGGGCTCGACAGCCCCGATACAATTTTTATTAACGTGAGTCTTGACCATAACTCATTACCGTACCCGGTCTTTTAACCTCGTCTGGTTTGGTTTGCTTAACCTTAAAATATTAAAGATCTATCTTCTTACCCAAGAAGATGAATGTTTGTACACGATTAAAACTCCCATTCTTAAATGAACGGGAGTTTTTTGCGTTATTTTGTTAACGCAGACATCGCATCGTTAAGACACTGTAGTAAGTCTGATCCCTTTGCAAGTTGTTTATCAAACCAAGTTATTGGTTCAACAACTTCTTCATCTGTAGGGATTAAAGGCTCATAACTTTCGCAAGCATGAAGCCCATAGGCATCTACAATATCTACTAATGCTACCGAGTAACCTTCGGTCATGGCCACGATACTCAAAGCCTTGCTTCTTTCTCCTGGAAGGTTTAATGGAATGATCATGTTTTGTGTTTTAATAATTGATTAAAAATCATTCCAATAAATATACCATCCTGCACTTCACAGCGAAGGATGATATGTGCATAATTTGGCCATTCAAACCTTGTTGTTGTGAGAGGACTCGAACCTCTACGAGAAGAACCAAAATCTCCTATGCTAACCATTACATCACACAACAATCGACCTTATGGCATCTCATCTCACGACGAAATAACACAACAATTATGTATGTTTTATGACAAAATGTTAAACAACATCGTGGCCATGGCTGGATTTGAACCAACGACCTGCGGGCTTTGTGTCAATCAGAATATTTTTGACATAACTAATCTAACATCGCTCACCGCTCTAACCAGATTGAGCTACATGACCATAACCAGCCTTGATTATATCTCACGACATATCTTGGCATGATACAATAACACTAAAACTTAACACACAATGAACAAAAGATTCACAATATAAGATATGCACACGTAATCACTATGACTGTAGTACCTCACAGTGTTACCCATATGTTTATCTCACAACAAACATATGATCGTCATCACCAACGCTCAGAACATTGGTTTTTTTAAGCAAGTTACAACTAGTAAAAAGAAATTTAACCCCACAATTTGCAAAGACAGATGAAAAGTGTAAAATGATTACATGCGCATAAGCGGCCACATATGGACTCGAACCAAAAAAACACAAGACATTGAATGAAATACCCGAAAAAACTGCAATACTTATGTATAGATTTACTAGCTAAATGTGTCTTGTGTTACCCCAAATCAGGCAATGTGGCCCAGCATTACAAACGTATCTCACGACAAATGAGTAATGACTGTCTTACTTTGAGTGTATTAGGATACTAGTACACCTAGACATTAAGGCTTTGAGGGGAGTATCAGAGCCGCCAATGATTAAATAATCTTTTTGACGGAAAAGACACTCAGTATCAATGTGTTAGGTGTGGTCTAGTATAGTAATGCCACAAGTAAAACAACCGCCAAGAGAAAGGATATTTCGACTATCGGGGAGGTTCACAGTAGTTACTAGTCAGCCGGTTGTTAGTCTATTTACCTTTAAAGAGGCGTTGATTTATTTGTGGTTCACTCAAAGTCATCTCGCGGTATACATAAACTATAGTAAACTTAAACTCTCCAATAGTTTAAGTAATGGATAGCATAAGATATACCTATATATAATATATATATATAATATAAAGGTATAGTTACGCATACTATAGTGGCAGCGTGGCACATAATGGCCCAGTGGGCAACCGGTGGTTAAACTACTATTTCAGGAGGATCAAAGTGAATGGTTTGATGAACGGTGCGGCTTAGCGAGGCTATAGCTGCAAATGTTGGTCTTCCTGGAAGGATAGCATAAACTATCGGTTAGCTTAAGCTATGGATAGCTTAAACTATTGGATACATAATATATACCGGCGCTGTATGTCATAGCGCGAGATGGTTTAATGCGTCAAGTCACCAAAGACGTTAGTCTAAGATGCCCTGACGCCAATAAAGAGAGCGCCGCGACGCGGTACGCAGCGTAGCCGTGTGGCTCTGGCTGCGCGTTTTCCGCGTGTTGGCGCTGATTGCGCTACTGAGCAGCAGGTGCGTCGTAGTAGGTGCGCACTTTGTTGTCGAGCGGGTTGAGGAATGGGAGCGCTTCGATCTTGGTGGTATCGACGCCCTCGCCGACAACGAGTTGCGATTCGGAGGAGCAACGCAGGCTCACCCTGAAGGTGCCGTGAGTGTCGTCCGTTCCAGCCTGCGCGCAGGTCAGTTCGATCTCTTTGGTGATGAACTCTTCGCCGTCGCGTGTCTGACGAGTGCGCTCGACGACTTCGCCTTTCAGGATTGCGAAGTAACGATCTGGTGTTATCGCGCCCTTTGACTTGTCGGAGTTGCCGGCGATCTTCCAGACGGCGAGACCGGATGCCTCATCGACATCGATTGGAATGCGTGGAAGTTCGACGCGCTTTGCACCGAATGCGTTTGCGCCTGCGTAGAAGTCGTTGCTGGTCTTAGGGGCACCAGCGTTGCCCAGTGTGAAACGTGCCATAATAGTGATGATTTGGCAGTCAATGGTGCAATTCAGCCATACCAGCAAGCCGCGTATGAGACGCTGACGCTCGTGGTATGCAACTGTTGCACGCCGATAAAAAGCATTGTGGGATTGCTAGTGAGTAAAGTCGCGAGCGATTGGGGAGAAGCGAAAGCCACCCGGGGGTGGGTCCCCAATCGGGAGCAACCGGGTGGGGTTGTTAGGGAGTATCCTACCCTCATGTAAATATAATATATATTTTTTTGGAAATATCCCATCCTCACACAAATATAATATATTTTTTTTGGGAATTTTTTAAGTAAATAATTATCTCAACAATTTCAAAAATTTCAGAAAATTTTCAAAATTTTTATAATATTTTTGGGTTTGTATCCAACAATTTTAGTTTGGTGTATATAATTATTTGTATAATTATTTGGTGGATTCATAAATATTTTGTATATTTGCATTGTTCGACGCGTTAATGTCATTTCGCGTACTCTTTTCCGGAGCCTTATGAGGTGTGGATTAAAGACAGGGGTTTTAGCCGATCTTGTCACTGGCTGGTGTAGTAATATTTTAACCACCGTCAAACAAGTGTCCCGCATGGCCAACATGTAAAATGGGTAGGAACTACGGCGAGTTTCACCCCTACGAACGAGAACAGTCCTTGATGAAGCGTTGCGAAAAGTAAGCGCGCGTGCTCCGCTGTTGAGGCGGTTAAAATGCATAATATACTGGTATTCTATCTCTCCCGGAATGACATTTTGCCGGATGGGGAAAAGAGAGACAGGCCTGTAATTCCTGTATGGTTAGGTTGCGGTAAGGCTATATGCTAGACGATTGAATTACCGGTCAAGGATAACGGGGGTGGCGAGTAATCGCGAGTACTCGCCCCGCTATTGCTGTAAGCGTTTCTATTAGTTTTAGGCGTCCAAAGTCGTAGCGGGGGAGGGCTAATTATGTTTAATAGTTAACGAAATTACTTAAATAAAGTTAAATTATGTTAAGTTTAGGTAATGTTAATGTTAGGCAATCTGTTCTCCCATTAGGCTTCCTGTGTATTCAGGGTATTGTATAACTACATTAAGTCTTTTTTTTAATGGGTGTTGTTAGTTCTGCGAACAGGGTTTTTGTGGGTAAGGTTTATGCCTACGCGAAGAAACTTAGGTTCAACTCTGACGAGGCTTTTACAGCCAATTGTTTAACGAATCATGGCATCAGGTTTGAGCGCATGGTTCCGACTTTCATCAGGAACGACGATGGTCTGTGTGTTCAGGCGTTCATCACGCCGATAGTGATCAGGGACAACATGATGCACAAGGTCGCGTTGTCCACTTACAGGCCTCCAAGGGTGTTCATGCCGGATGGTATAAAGGTTGACCATCGTATGGCAAGGAATGCGTGGCGTAAGGTTCATATGAGTTATGACGTTATCCCTGAGGGGTCGAGTGTGTTTGATATCCGTGCGATGCTCAACAGGCGTCGTCGTCCGAAGTTTGTTTCAGAGATTGAGTTTTAGTTTATGATTTTTGAGGAGATAGTTGAGCGCATGAGGCGCAAGCCGTACCTTTTGGGTATGGGTTCCGGCAAGTTGAGCCGTTATTTGAAGTGCAGTGTTGACGATATACGCAGAGCCAAGGATGCTGTGCGGTCGTCTGGTTATCACAGTGTTGTTGTTGGTCCTCCCAAGAAGATGCCTAAGGTGTTGATTTTTGACACCGAGACGGCCCCTATGTTGGGTTACATCTGGGATTTATGGAAACAGGACATCGCGTGGGACCATGTCAGGCAGGATTGGTTCATGTTGTGCTGGTCTGCCAAGTGGCTTTACGGCGGCGAGGTGATGTGTGATGTTCTGACTTCCGATGAGGCGCTGAGGCAGGATGACTCTAGGATCATGCGGTCATTGTGGAAGCTTATTGACGAGGCTGATGTCGTTGTGGCGCATAACGCCAAGAGGGCTGATGTTCCGTGGATGAACACGAGGTTTATATTGAACGGTCTGAAGTGTCCTTCGCCATATTATATCATAGACACTCTTGATGTCGCGAAGAGATACTTTGGCTTCAAGAGCAACAAGCTTGACGCTCTTGCCGGTTATTTTGGTTTTCCTCACAAGATAGGCACTGACTTTTCCTTATGGGAGAGATGTCTCAAAGGCGACAGAAAGGCCCTTGAGGAGATGGCTGTGTACAACCAGCAGGATGTCAAGATTCTTGAGTTGGTTTATCTTAAGTTGAGGCCGTGGATGAAGAGTCATCCGAATGTCGCCGCGACCTTTGATGACGGCGTTGTAAGATGCCCTGTGTGCGGTTCCTCAGAGGATCACTTGGTTGAGATACCTGATAGGTATTATAACACAAGCACATGCAGGTATAAGCTTTACAGGTGCATTGATTGCGGGGCCGTCGTGCGCGGCAGGGAGAATCTCAACAAGGACAACAAGAAGGTTGTTCCATTGACGTCTCCCGCGAGATAGGAAATACTTTTTTTTCATAATGGATAATAATATTGACAAGTGGGGTTCTCTCAGCATGCCCGAGAGGGCCTCACTTATTTCGTTATTTACCGGAAGTGGTGTGACGAGTCTTAACGAGATGAGGGCATTGTATAACGAGTATGGCAACGGTGGTGGCATACATATTGATCCGTCAAAGAGAGGCACGTTCACGTCGGCCGCTAAAAGGCACGGCATGAGCGTGCAGGAGTTCGCGTTGCATGTCCTTTCCAATAAGGATGATTATAGCACCGCGATGGTAAGGAAAGCTAATTTCGCTAGAAACGCGGCCAAGTGGCACGGAGACGGTGGTGATCTTGATGATAATGATCCAAAGGATCCATATAATTCCAGAGATGGATGGTTTCGCTATTGGTACGAGAACAGACCTTATCAGATTATAGAGGCAATTAATTGGCAGCTAGATGGCACAAAGAGTATTGAGAAAGCCAAGAAGGTTATATATGACGCCATCAATAGTTATAACGAGACATATATACCTACAACGATCAACGGTAAGGCGTATTCTGGTAAAATGCCAAGTGGCGTCACCAACTATTGGGATCGTGATAACGGTTTGTCCAGATACGTTATTGGCACGTCACATTATGGTTATTCAGATAATCCAGAACGTGATTTCGTAAACAATTCATATGGACTTAACGATCCCGAATTTAGACAGATAATATATACACAGGATCCATATAATGGAATTCTCAAGAGGACGTTGATACATGAGCGAAGCCACGCGATTCCTTGGTTCATAAAAGATCGGGTACGTGACAAGCGTTTACTTAATGACGGTGTTGATTATGATAAGTATCTAGATAATATTAATGAAATATATTCGAGACTTAACGAATTTAGGTTCAAAAACAATCTAGACCCTCGTAAGACGTACACCGAAGATGATATCATTAAATGGCGTGAAAGTGGCGCCCTGAAGAATTTTGATTTGGATAGATATGATAACGACTCTGTATATAATCTTATAAACAATGTAACGTCCAACAATGTAGCCGACAATCTTCCTAAAAACGCGAATTACGCCAATGATGGGGGAGAAGTAGAGCAGATGTTTGATTCAATAATACCATCAGAAAAAGTTGCGATAAATCTTCTAGGCCTGAGTCGTAAGCAGATAAAAAACAAGGCTTATGATCTTGCGGATAGATATGGTCTTAACGACGACATTATCGGAACCAGAAGACAGGCGAGAATATTCAACAGGACGCAGAAAAGGTGGCGCGATAAAGGAGCTGATAAATACATTGATAAACAATTATTGGATGCGATCAGAAATGGTGACAAGCGGGCGTTTAATGACTATATAACCCTCGGTAGGGATAGATTCGCAACCAAGTATGCGTTCCCTGTTATAGCAGGTGGAATAGCTGGTCCTGCCGGTATGCTTGCTGGAATGGCCAATACGATATTTGATGCTGGTATAAATCAAACCACTGGAGGTTTGCGCGACAGCTGGGGAGACCTGTTTGTTGACAGGTATTCACACCCCGTTTTGAGTTCGCTTCTTGAGTTTACGAATCCATTGAATTTTTCCGGGGCAAAAGCGTCTGGAAGATTAAGGGGAGAGCATTTTTATGATGTTCTCGATGATATAGAAAAAGCTTTCGGTAAGAATAGTAAGGAATATAGAGCGGCCATACAGACCAAACCTGAATTAGTTTTCAGGTTACGCGATGAATCCGGTTCTATACAAGCGTATAATGATAAGACTAATTCCATAAGATATGCTCCCTGGACATCAAAGACATCACTTGCTCATGAGTTTGGCCATTCTGTCGGTGATAAGCTCGAAAGAAAAGGTATAGGTTTATTATATGATAATGGCAAATACGTATATGAGGGACATAATATAAACACTACTGATAAGAACTATATTGATGTAGTTCCGCGAGAACTCTATGCCGATGCGTTCAGGCAGATCGTTAAACCATATAGGGGGCTTGATAAAGATCTGAGGTTTAGAGCGCATATGGCTGATGAATACCTTAATGATGGTATGCCAGATTTTACTGGATGGTCTAAAACAGGTGAGGAGGTTCCGGCGTTCTTACGCAATGAATACTCTGATATATATAGAAAGCAAAGACTGGATCACAGAAATGTGTATGAAGACGCCGCTAAATTGGGTGTAGATCCTAGAGCTTATCTACAAATGAAATCAAGGTCTTACTCTGATTATCTTAGTCATTTTGGCGGAACACCTAATATACAATACCACGGCGCTCCGTATGCCGATGCCACTATGTTCCCACAAAAGTCGCATCCTTTATACAGAGGACAGGTCAGAGGAACCGGTACTGGTCCCGAAGGTATATACTTAACTAATCAAAGAGGATATGCAGAACGTTATGAACATCCTGGTATAGGAGTTCACATGGGCTATAAACCCGACTGGTATAACGGTGGGAGAACATACATCGTCAGCGCAGGCGTCAATCCGATTGATATAACAGATCCACGTATGGGAAAGATGCCGGCATGGATTTTGCAGCACATAACACCGGAAAACAGAGCGTATGTTGAATCATTGGGTTATAATGGAATCTCAGGTACAACCGGTTTTGGATTTAACGAAACAGCAGTGTTTTCGCCTAATCAGATAAAGTCACTTGAGGGGAATATTGGGTACTTTAATCCACGGAGAGAATCAATATATGAATAACAGTTACGGCAATTGTTTATAATACAGTTGATAATTCTTTTTCAAAAATAGCCTAAATGTCAGAAATTTTTTGTATCTTTGTATCATGGCGAACAAAGAAATGGCAATAATAGCATATTAGATATATGGATACATTAGAGATTGGAGTTATCGGCGAAATTGAAAAATATATTTATGACAAGATATTATCAAGGCCGCCGTTTTATAATTACAGGAAAAGGAGCAACGGTCTTCCTAAAAAGATGAATGCCGATTCTGTTGTTGATCTCCCATTAAAGGATATTGACAATATTATCTTCGACAGTATCATATCTTACAGGAATCCTCAGCAGTCTCAGTCGTTTGACATCATTCCTTTAGCTACATTTACTAAAAGGGATATAAGGTTCAGTTACTTTCTTGAGCGGCGCAGTATCGTTAAGGCTATAATGTTTATTGACCCAAGGTGTTCATGTTCCTCATGGCGCGACATAAGATACGATAATATCACATCAGTGGAATATCGTTTTGTTATGATAGACGCCATTAAGGAATTTCTTAATTTAAGGCGTTTTGACGCACGATCTATGATTGAGATGTGTAATTATATGCGTGATACTAAAAAAGCTCTTAAAACGCAAATAAATGGCCTTGAATTTGATGTTATTAACAAAGATGGCATGGGTTATATATTTCTTCACATAGATAAACATATATTGAATGATTTAAGCGCTGTTTGTGGTGTTACTAATAAGTTTGAAAAAAGTGAAGAAAAATTTGCATAATTCAAAAATTCTTTGTATCTTTGTATTGTTGAATTGATAAAGTGCCGGTTGGTGTAATTGGCTAGCATCTTGGTTTTGTAATCCAAGGATATCGGTTCGAGTCCGGTACCGGAATCAATATTGTGGGGTGGAGCAGCGGTAGCTCGCCAGGCTCATAATCTGGAGGTCGCAGGTTCGATCCCTGCCCCCGCAACAAAGTTTGTTTTGTTCAAATTATTTTGTTGTTATGAAGAAAGTTTGTGCTTTTATTGAATCAACAGTGGGATGGTTGATATGGTGTCTTGCGACAATATGGTCGCTTGTGTCAGCCGCCACCCTTGGTGGCAACGTCACGAAGTGCGTGGTTGTCGTGGCGGCATTTCTCTCCGGTTATTGGTTTGTCAAGGAGTTTTGCCAGACGGTGAATGGTGATAGTACTCCAGTGGAGGTTGATGAACCTAAAACCGAACCAAAGCCTATTGGTTTCAAGCAGGGTGGTACGAAGACCAAGAAGGCTGCTAAAGTTACAACTAAGTCAAAGAAGACAAAGGAGCAGTAGGGCTGCGGACAGGGTACAAACGCCGCAGATGCCTCGGGCAGTAACCAGCCGCGGAGGATCGGTCCAGTATTAGCGAGCTGGGAACCGGGTACCGAGAGAAACCCCGGTTTTATTGTTTTCAGAAAATTATCATATGGCTAAAGTTGATAGTGATATGTATCTCACACACCCGTCTCAATATGAGGATGAACCCGTGTTTTATTGCAAGCACTGTCATTCTTTGAGGATTATGGTAGGTGACGGATTCGGTGATTATTGTGACGAATGTGGCAGCACCGACATAGGCCAGTGCCATATTAATGAGTGGCTGGCAATGAAAGAAGAAGATAAAAACAAAAATTAATATTATATTGTTATGGGAGAAGTAAAGAAAATTACACCACCTGTAAAGGTTGATTATGAGGCTCAATACAAGGAGCTTAAGGAGAAGTATGATCAGGCAGTTGATTTTAACAGGCAGCTTTCGGCTCAGGCAAAGTCATTGTACGATAAGCTTCAACGTGCAGACGCATCCAATTTCTTCACAAGGTTGAATTTCCTTTTTAAGATCGTTGAGCAGGCCCCGATATTTCCTAAGAGTGTCGTTGCTGACACGATAGAGGAGATTACCGACGCTATGTTTAAGGAAAGCGATGATACCGATAAAGAGGATACTGATGAGGGAGAGAATGTAGGGACAAAAGGATAATCGGTTATGGCTAATGGAATAAACAGCGTGATACGCATCCCATCGTCACCCGGGAAGGAGTTCTTCAGGATGTGGCTGAATTTCCTGAGGCCTTTCCACATGATGTCCGAGAGACAGGTAGACGTTGCCGCGACAATGCTTAATCTTAGATTCGAGTTGGGACGCGTAATAACAGATGAGTTTCTGCTTGACAAGGTCGTGATGAGCGCCGACTCACGCAGGAGAATCGAAGAGGAGTGCGGTGTCACACCTGAGCATTTGCAGATGTTGCTCACAAAACTAAAGCGCGCCAATTTTATTACAGACGGTAAGATAAATCCAAGGTTTGTTCCTAGATTTAATGACGGCGACGATTCATTCAAACTGATGTTATACTTTGATTTCAATGGCAAACAAGTATCGAGTTAATATGGATTATCTTGAAAGAGAGATCTATCCACAGGTTGCCAAGGATATGGGTATAACTGTTGAGGAGGTTAGATATACCTATATGATGTTCATAAAACATTTGATTGATACAATGGGTGAGATAGACCTCTCTAAAGATATGACCGAAGAAGAGTTCAAAAAGTTGAGAACAAATTTTAACATACCTTCGGTCGGGAAGATAGGACTTCCTTATGACAGGTTCCAATACCTGCGAAAAGCGTATATAAACCAAAAAAGAATAGGTAAAAGATATGGAAGAGTACAAGACACGGATGATTGAGGAATATGGAGATCTCATCAAGAAGTATTATAAGCTCAAGGCGTTCCTTGAGGTAGAAAAAGGTCAGAGGCATCTTGAGGCAATGGATAGGTCGTTGCTAAGGGAACAGCTTCATTATATGGGTGGTTATCTTGAGGTTCTGGCAAGACGTATTGCAAGACTGTTCTGCACGCCGGATTTCGAGTCGGAGGCTGGGGTACCGGTTAAGGCTTATCCGGCACCTGTACAAAAATTGGAATCTGTGAAAAACGGAGTTGGGGACGCGATAAAATATGACTCCAAAAGTATAAGCTCTAAGGCAAACGAGACAAAGAGATCAAGTGAAACCAACAGTACAATGACTGTATCCGCAGATGATTTCATCAAATGGTTTAACAAGAACTTCAATTAATATGAATTTATCAAAGATAAAGAAGATACGTCCTCTGTATAATAAGGTGCTTATTACCGCTGATAGGTTTACCGAAGATCAAGTTTCTGATTCAGGAATTATCGATCCTACAAAGCAGCACGGCGTGTTGATGCCGGTACAGAAAGTTGTTGCTATAGGTCCGATGGTGAGGGATGTCAAGGATGGTGATGTTGTTTGCTTCAATCCTACAAGGTATGGCAAAACCGTACAGGTCAAAGATGAGAATTCTCTCAAAAGTGTCGTTGAAACTCATCACACTGAGATTCGATACAATTTCCCTGTTATCAATATCGATGGAACTGATTTTCTCTATATATATGACAGTGATATTGACTACGTGATCGAGGAATACGAAGAAGTTAAGTCTGGAGCGTTATACACACCCGACAAGAAACTCAAGACACCAAAGATTCATTAATATATAGATTTATTAATTTAGCCGGTCCGTAAGGGTCGGCTATTTGCGTTTATAGTTATGAGATTAATAGATTTCGAGGATTACAAGATAGTTGTGACGCCAGAGGCGATGCTCATAAAGCCGATACGTGATCTTTACAGAAAAGACAAGACTCGCGTGAAAGATTTTTTCTACCAGCAGATGTCATACCTTTATTTTATGGTTGATCCAAGAAGCACATATATGTACATCACAGACCCTCAGGAACGTGCAAAAGAGATCATAGCACAGGAGGGGCTGCCGGTAAAATTCAAGCCGTCAGACGAGCTTAAACAGGCCATGGAGATATATAAGAAACATACCACAACATCAAGCACTCTTCTCCTTGAGGATACTCGCTTTATGGTTGACCAAATCCGTAAGGAAATGCGCGCTACAGATTTATCCCAGCTTGAGGAGAAAGATAAGATTCTTGCTTTGAAGAACATGGTCTCAATGGGTTCAATGGTTCCTAAGCTTGTGAAGGACCTTTCCGATGCCGAACGAGCCGTTACACAGGAGCTCAACGAGATTGGTCGTATAAGAGGAGGCGGCGAAAAGACTATATTTGAGGATGGTTTTGATGATTAGTTATGTACGAAGATATTGTTCTTAATAAATATCAGACCCCTATTAGTGAACTTGGGCTTGATAAACAGCCACAGGAGGTCCAGGATCAGTTTTGGGATTTCTTCAATAACGTTCCTTTCATACGTTCTATGGTGTCTCCAAATAAGCCAAGGGCGTGTGATCTTCCAAGGGATTCGGAAGGTAAGATAATAGTCGATATAACCCAACCGCACATTTTAGAGGATATAGATTATTTCAGACCGTCAGCGATACATTACCAAAAGTATGGTAGATTTACAGATTTAAGACCAAACGCAAACCCTAACAGCGAATTTGGCAAATGGATACGCGAAGAGCGTAGAAGATGCTTGTACGGCTATATAAGACCCTATGATGGCGAGTGGATAACAGGGGATCATTATTTCTTTTTGAATTATTGTCCTATCTCTCTCCTAAAGAAATCCAGCAATGGTGGTAGAAAAGCGATGCGTGTAATTGACTTTCCTTTTTCCTGGGAGGGTAATTATTATAGATTTCATTATCTAAATCAGGCGAGAGAACATGGTCTGATGGCAGCTGAGTTGGCTCGACGTGGGTGCGGTAAGTCTTTCTGTGCCGCCGCAATGCTTGCCAAGCGTTTTATATTAGGAGAATCGTTTGAGGTAAACAAGCGTGTTGTTTCATATATAACAGCGACCGACAAGGCAAAGTTGACTGGTGGTGACCAGACGCTTGATAAGTTTCAGTTCTACATAGATTTCATTGCGGAGAACATGCAGTGGCCATCAAGAAGACTATATAACTCATTGGCTGATATGAACTGGCAAATGGGTTATAAAGACCTTAATACTGGCACAAATAAAGGAACTCTTAATTCAGTTGTCGGTAAGTCTTCCCAAAATGACGCATCAAAGCTTAGGGGAACCAGGGGCGTGTTATATCTCTTTGAGGAGGCTGGTACGTTTGATAATCTTCTTACGCTATGGAGCAATTTGTTACCTTCTGTTTCTGATGGAGAATCTGTATTCGGACTTATGTATCTCTTTGGAACCTCTGGTGATCAGCAATCCGACTTCGCCGCAATGCAAGAGATTATGTATAACCCTATAGGATACAAAACATATGGACTTAAAAATGTTTATGATAAGGAGGGTCAGGGTAGACCTACATTCACATATTTTTTCCCGGCATATATAAACAGGTCAGACTGCTATGACGAACAAGGTAATTCTGATGTAACAAAGGCGTTGCTTGAGATTCTTGTAAATAGATATAACGTTAAATACAATTCAACTGATATCAATACAATCACAAAGTGCATTGCCGAGATTCCAATAACTCCACAGGAAGCCATTCTTCGCACAAGGGGTAATATTTTTCCTGTCGCTGATCTTACCCAGCGACTTGCGGAAATTGACAATGATCCACATACGTTTGATGATGTTTATGTCGGAGATTTGACGCAGGAGAAAGATGGTACAGTCTCGTTCAAATTGACAGGCGATCAGCCTATTCGCGATTTCCCGTTAAAAGACAACAAGGTTTCCGGCGCTCTTGAGATATTCAAAATGCCCGAGAAAGACGCTCAAGGAAAAGTGTTTCCTCAGAGATATATCATAGGCCACGATCCGGTTGACAATGATGAGGCTGACACAATGTCTCTTTCCTCAACATTTGTACTGGATTTGTGGACAGATACAATTGTAGCTGAGTATACTGGAAGACATCAGTTTGCCGATGATAACTTTGAAATGCTTAGAAAATTGTGTATTTTCTATAATGCAAAGGCTTTATTCGAAGGAAATATTAAAGGCTGCTTCAGTTACTTCTCTAGAATGAACTGTTTATATATGCTGGCGGACACGCCGGAGTACCTAAAAGATAAAGATATAATCAAGAACATAGGAATTGGCAACAACAGCAAGGGAGTAAAGGCGACAAAGCCAGTAAACGATTATGCTAACAGGTTGATTCGCGATTGGCTTCTTAAGCCGGTAACAATACAATCCAGCGAAGACGGTAAAGAGACTACTGTATTCAATCTTACTAGAATACGCAATAGGGCATTAATAAAGGAACTTATGCTATATAATCCGGACATAAATGTTGACCGTGTTCGAGCTTTAGGCCTTTTAATGCTCTATCGCGAACAATTTATGGTTACGTATAATGGTGACCCATCTTCATCTAAAAACGTTGTTGAGAGCGATTATTTAGGCAACGATGATTACTTTACCAGGAATTATGACAATCGGTTGCATAAACATAGCGATAATGTAACGGATAGTTAACTTTTATGATTAGCCTCGTTGAGAAACGGGACTTTTTTTATATCTTTGCACAATTGGAATTTAAATATTTAATAATATGTCGGAATACACTAGTTTCCCACCACAGCAGTTGCCTCTATCCCAGAAGACCCGGAGCTGGAGACGGCAGTGTGTTGACTGGGGTAACAACAGAGGTTTCTTTAATTACAGTCCGGTGAGGAACTCTGTGGTCCATAAGAAAATTAATTACGACTTGCTTAACGGCAAGCTCCATATGAGCGATTTGGCGATCGTTCTGAATCCAAATAATCTCAGGTCCACTCTTATACCAGAGAATATAGTACATTATCCAATAATGAACTCAAAACTCAACGTATTGAGGGGTGAGGAATCTAAGCGGGTATTTGATTACAAGGTTGTCATAACCAATCCGAATGCTCTTTCAGAGATTGAAGAAACAAAGAAACAGCAAATGCTTCAAGAGGTTCAGGCAATGATCGCAGATCAGAGTCAGAGTGAGGATGAGTTTAACGTAAGGCTTGAGAAGCTTAGCGACTACTACACTTATGATTGGCAGGATATGCGCGAAGTGCGTGCTAATGCATTGCTTAATCATTATTCAAAGGAACAGAATTTTCCATTGATATTCAATAATGGCTTCATGGATGGCCTGACAGTAGGTGAGGAAATATATCAATGCTCAATCGTAGGCGGAGAACCTCTTCTTGAAAGGGTGAATCCACTTAAGATACGTGCTTTCAGATCTGGTTATTCAAACCGCATAGAAGACGCGGATTGTGTTATTCTTGAGGATTATTGGTCTCCTGGTAAGGTGATAGATTACTTCTATGACGTCCTCTCACCAAAAGATATGGAGTGGATAAGAAAAATGCCTGATTTTGCACAAGGATCTAATGTTGACGCCATGGGCAATATTGACGAACGAAGAGGATTTGTCAATGCTGGAATGATTGATGACGCGATTGATGTTCGTGGAGATGGCTATTTCTTTGATGCGATGAATCTCTTTCCTGATTCATATGATTCATCATTGCTGCCATATGACGTTGCTGGTAATATTCGTGTGATGAGAATGTACTGGAAATCGCGCAGGAAAATAAAGAAAGTAAGATCGTATGATCCTATAACCGGAGAGGAGGTTTATAATTTCTATGATGAGAATTATCAGATAGATCCTTCTATAGGAGAGGTTGAGGACACTTTCTGGGTTAATCAGGCCTGGGAAGGTACCAAAATAGGTACTGATATTTATGTCAATATGCGTCCATGTCCAGTACAATATAATAGATTGTCAAATCCTTCAAGATGTCATTTTGGCATAGTCGGCTCAATCTACAACCTCAATGATAGCAGGCCATTCTCTATGGTTGATATGATGAAACATTATAATTATCTATATGACATCGTTCATGACAGGCTGAATAAAGTAATGTCTCATAACTGGGGAAAGCTGATACAACTTGATATCGCAAAGGTACCTAAAGGCTGGGATATTGAGAAGTGGATGTATTACGCCGAGGCAAATGGTATAGCCGTAGTTGATTCTTTCAAGGAAGGTAATATCGGCGCATCAACCGGTAAATTAGCTGGAGGTCTTAACAATAACACAACTGGCGTGATTGACGCTGAATTTGGCAACTCGATTCAAAGCCAGATAAACTTGCTTGAATTCATTAAACTTGAGATGGGTGAGATTGCCGGTATCTCAAGGCAGCGTGAGGGCCAAGTATCCAACAGGGAAACTGTCGGTGGAGTTGAGAGAGCTAACGTTCAGTCGTCTCATATTACAGAATGGCTGTTCGTGGTTCACGATGATGTCAAGCGCAGGGCTCTTGAATGTTTTCTTGAGACGGCAAAGATAGCCATGCGTGGACGATCCATGAAGTTTAATTATATCCTTAGCGATAATTCAATGCAAATCATGTCCATTGATGGTGACGAGTTTGCAGAGAATGATTATGGTATTGTTGTTGATTCTTCTGATGGAGTGCAACAACTCAATCAAAAGATGGAAATGCTCGCTCAGGCGGCATTGCAAAATCAAACGTTGAACTTCTCTACAATAATGAAGCTATATAACTCAAGCTCGCTCGCAGAGAAGGAAAGACTCGTAGAGAAAAACGAGAATGAAATGGCTCAGAGGGCGCAGCAGGCACAGGAACAGCAGATGCAGATTGAGCAACAGAAGACCGAGGCTGCGATGCATCAGAAGGCTATGGAGATGCAACAGCAGGACATTCTTAACCAGAGAGATAATGAAACAAAGATCATTGTGGCTAACATATCAGCCAACGCATCAATTGCTGCCAAACAGAATGACGGTATTATGGAACCTGATGAAATGAGCGAGTCTGAAAAACAAAATTTGCGTGAGAAGATACGTGAGTTTGATGCGAGACTGCAACTTGACAGAGATAAATTCAATCACGACAAACGTCAGGCCAATAAGGATAATAAGCTTAAGGAAAAACAGCTTTCTATACAAAAAAAGTAAGTCTTTAAATAAATAATATAAAATAATGTAGCTTCTAAAATGCAACTTGATATGCTTATTTCTGATGAAGAGTTTTCTGAATATAAAGAATATCTTGAAACTGTTAGTATTATAAAAGATAAAGTACGAAATGATTTTAATATTCAGAAAAAAGACTTTACTAAACATAATTTAATAAAAAATTCAGATATTGAATCTTTTATTAAAATAGTTTCTAATAAACTTAATTTATCTGATGAAGATGCTGTAAATATTAAATCTATATATCCTACGTGGGAAGAATTAATTGGTAAAGAGATAGATGTTGATACTAAACTTATATATAACGATAGATTGTTTAAAGCACTAGTTAAACATACTGTTCAATCAAATTGGCCTCCGACTGATGCAGCTACTGTTTATGTTTATGTTGAAATTAATGGACAAAACAAAGGTACTGTTGAAGACCCTATTCCGTATAATGGAAACATGATTCTTTATGCTAATAAATATTATTCTCAAAATAATATTATATATAAGTGTATAAGAGATAGTGTTATTCCACTTTACGATTCGCTTAATAATTTAATTGATATTTACACTGAGGTTTATAATGCTTAATAAACAAACATTTATACCAAAACCCCTATTGATATAATTTTAGGTACTATGATACAGCGTGGTTATGGTGATACTTGTTTTTTTTATGCTCAGTGTCGATAATTAGCTTTCTTTAAAAGAAATAAATATATGTCTGGAATACGTTTTGTATACTATGGTGTTAAAGCGCCAAGAGACAAGGAGCTCATATGGCTTAAACCATATGGGTGGCACAAATTCAGATTATATCGCTGGGAGGCTATTGATTGGTATCCTATCAGCGGCTCTATAGATATTGAAGACGTTGAGCGATTGATACGCGAGATTGCGCCTCAGATATTCGATGAGCTTCTGCAGGACTTTATTACAAATGTACTTCCAGATATAATTGATAACAGAATTTACGACATACTTAATGAGGTTCTTGAATCACGTGTCACTGATATAGTGAACAAGATTCTTAATGACTGGATAAGCAAAAACCTAAGACAGTATGTATATGGTTATATAAACGATTATCTCAAAGGTTGTCCTTGGGCTACGTTGCCGTTGAGTGGTAGTGAATACATGTGGATCTTCCAAGACGGGCAGATACGAAAGTTGAAGATAAGTGATCTTGGCGGTTATATCAAACCTGTTGATCCGCAGCCACCAACTCCTGAGGTTAAAGGTTCGTTTGATGATAGTTTTGATAATAGTTTTGATTGATATATATGGCAACAAAAACTCAAATTAAGAATTATATAAAAGATCGTGTTTATACTAACACAAAACAGGCGATCACCGGTAACAGCCTTCAGGAGACACTCTGCAGGGTTGTAGATGACCTTGAGTTAGGGTCGTCAACTGGCGGCGTAGAGAAAAACTATGTCGATTCTCAGGACAAGATGACTCTAAATGAGGCAAAGAAATATACTGACGCTAAAGTCGCTGGAGGAGGCGAGGCACTGCTTACGTGGCGTTACTCAACAGTCGCGTCAAAGGATGCGCCTCTTGATCCAGACAAGGCTCCGGATTTGTGGCATGCCGCACCACAGACTGCCGATGACCATTGGGCCGCACTTAAGGAAACTGGTGGTTCTTGGAATATATGGCCACTGACAGCTAAGGATGGAACGGATGGGCGTGGTATCAAATCTAGTCTGGTGGAATATGTTCTTTCAGACCAAGGGAATAATCCGCCAGCAAGTGGATGGTTGACTACAAGTCCAGATATCGTTGAAGGTAAATACCTATGGTCAAGAACAACTACTACATATACTGATAACACAACGTCAGTCGTTTATACGGTTACGTATATTGGTAGGGACGGTAATGATGGTAAGAATGGAAAATCCGTGAACATCAAAGGATCACTTGCCAGCATAAATGACTTGCCGAGATTTCCTACGCCTTCCGAAAACGACTGTTATATTATTGGTGAAGATCTGTGGGTTTATACAGGAACCTCTCTTGAGAACGACAAGAATCATAACGGATTTACCAACGTAGGCAAGGTTAGCATCAAAGGTGACTCGGCATGTCTACATATAGCATGGGCAAACACATTGGCTCCTTATTATGAAAACTTCACGACACAAAAGCCGAAGGGGCAGCGATATAGATATATGGGAACATATGTCGATTATTCTGAAAATCCAAGCACTCATCCTGACAGCCAGAGACCAGAGGATTACAACTGGCAAGAGGTTATTGGAGAGCAGGGTGAATCTGTAATCGTTGCCGACCTTGATAATGAGATAGAGTCAATTGCACTTACTTATGATGGAAAAACAACAGCAGCCGCATCGTATACTCCGATTGCATCAATGTGGTATGGCTCTCAAAAACTAACACTCGATAGCCTTACGGCTGTCGTAACAAAAACAGATTTTGCAAACAATGTGGTTGTTGTCCCTAATAAGACAACAGGCGCAATTTCGGTTTCATGGCAAAAAGGAGTTGAGTTGACCTCGTTCAATATTGATATCACAGTAAAAGCCACAGTAAATGAAACACAGTATGTAAAACTTTTGTTTTTTAAAGTAAATTGTGTGAAGGCTGGAGAGCCTGGAGCTGATGCCGTTCTGTATAAGATAGAACCATCCACGAATGCGATTAAAAAGTTTAGTGACGGCTCAATCAGTGATTTAACAATTTCCTGCAAAAAAATCAAGATTGTTGGCGCCAGGAAAGAAGAGACTACAGATGGCACCCTTTATTATAAGATCGACTCAAACGACAGGCAGGTTTATACCGGAGCCATTGATACATCTACAATAAGTCGCAAAATCAGATTTGAATTCGAGGTAAACGATATTCTCTGGGATGATGAAGACATCTATGTCATTGAGGATGGCTCAACACCTAAAATTGTTGATACAAAATACTCATATGCGATCACGATGAATCATGTCATCCCTTCAGATGAATCTTGGACAGAGCCTGCACATCTTGAAGACTCAACTCCTATTGAAGGCCTTCCTGGTCAGTATCTGTGGACAAAGGTTATTTATACATGGTCTGATGGAACCGTCACATATTCTATCAGTTATGCCAGATGTGGTTTTGACGGTAAGGATGGAAAGACAAAACCATCTGTTGTCACATATAAGGGTGTATGGAAGAGCGATGGGTTATACACCGGAACCGAGACAGACGACTCTATTATAGTAGATATAGTTTATTTTACATCAGCTGGATCCGTTGATGGCAAGTATTACATGGCTATTCAGACAAAGAAATTCGTCAACGAAAGTACGCCTCAACCTGATACAAACGAAGGTAGGGCTTACTGGTCGGCCTTCCAGGGACAATATGCAAACATAGCTACAGATTTCTTGTTTAGTCAGCAGGTTGTGTCAAACCTTATTCAAGCAATTAACGTCAATGCAACTAAGATTAATGCGGATAAGATTGACACAAACGACCTTGTTGCTAGAAAGGTTCGTACGGACGACAGCGGAAATCTTATTTCTATAGAGAATAATAAAATATCTGCTATATCATCTGATTCAACTGTATTATCTATAAACCCAAGTGTTGATCTAGAATCTTCTATTGGTCCTGAAACCGATAGTACTGTAATATATGATGGGGATAAGACAATTATTTCAAAACCGATATCAACATCGTCTATATCATTTGGTAGTGGCGATGATGTTATATTAACTACGATATCAAGAAAAGCATTTAATGGTTATGATAAATCGATTGTTGCCGGAGATAATAAAATAAAAGTATTAATGTCCGGAGCTACTCCGACTAAACTCTCCATTAAGTTTTCTATTATTGCTATAGGTAATGCCGCTACTGCATTGCCTATTACCATAGCATCTGGGTATCTGGAAACAAGTTCTATTTATAGTGGCAATATTGACATTAAATCTACTGGTGCAAAGGATATTCCTCTTAGTTATGGAGATGTATTTACAATCAAGGCGTCGTGTACATACACTATTAATAAGCCAAATTCAAACTCCACTTTTATTTCTGCTTATATAGCTAATAGTGGCACCGTTAAAATTTTTGATAACGACAATATGCTTATTGGTAAGAATGGTATGAGGATTGGCTCAAATCTTGGTGGACAACAAGTGTTAATGAGTGTAAATGATAAATCCGATGATATTTTTACCATATTAAGTAAATCAAGTCCTATACTTACCGTAGGAAACGCCATTAAAGTAAATACTGATAGAAGAGGACTTATTGAACTAAAGAATCCGATGGTTTATGACCTTGGCGAAAAGGCTTCGATTGATAGTGTCAATATGAATAATATATACTATTGCTTTCAAAATGGAATACCAGTGTATATCAAAGGAGTATATAGAGCTACTTTCGAAAGTGTAAGCAGGATTATTGATTATATGGCCAGGATTGAGGATAGATATTCTACAAATACAACGACAAGAAGCGGCTATTGTACATTCTTGGCGACATGTGGCTTGCACAATATGGATAGAAGTTTGTTATCTGAAACAACGGATTACAGGCTCAATATATTCATAACCGGTCCAATTAACTCTATTAGTAACGAGCCATTCACAAGGTCGTCTACGGTTACTATTTATCAACACACAGTTTAATAATATATGGATGCAGGCAGGTTTAAGATCCTGAAATACAATGGTGAAGGAGTCGAGCCCGGTGCTTTTGATGGCACCGGGACCGGCGACCTGCCGTTAGTTATTTCAGCTAATAAATCAAAGGATAGAAGCGTTGTTAAACAACAGATGACGCTTCAAGGAAGCGAAGGTGAATTGCCTCAGGTTATTGAATTACAGCAAGAGTTTGTTCCGTTATTTGTAGATAATTCACTTACTGAAAAAAGGCAAGTCGTTGGATATCATGAATCATATTCATTTGAATTTAGTGGTTTGTGCAATGGACCGTATATAAGATATAGATTCGCTAATGATGATAACTGGGAAACGTATTCTAATAGCTTTTACGGATCAATTGCAAATCAGGACAATCCTGATAACACACTTGAACTGTGCGGAACAAAATTTTCAGAAAGTACTTATACTGTTGCTGACGATAATTATTATTCTGGTGGGTCTTCAAAATATATATGGAGCATGTCGTTTGGCTATGAAGGCGACAATCACTCGTGGAATGGAACTCCAAACACGGTATATGGTTTCGAGCCAGGATACCACTATTTTTATATTGATACTTCTGACCAGCCATTCACGGATGATTTGACGTCATCCGACTACATAACAGCAGTTTGTGGCGTATATGTTGACACTCCTGTTCCTACTGTAAATCTTCACTGGAAGAGAGTTTCTGAAGATCAATTGCAGTATTGGGTAACTTCTGAAGCGCATGCTGGAAGCATGGATGTTCGTGTAATGCTTAATAATCAGGTGTTCACGTGTACTCTTGTAAACGGCGCGACAACTTCAGAGAAATACACAACGAGCTATACTACATCGGCCGCTGTCAATCCTGCGATTCTAAGCAGTACAGAAGAGTTAATTACGTTCCAGTCAACAAAAATAACTCAAGAGGCTGAGGTGCCTGTAAACTCAATATCTATCAACGGTTCTGAATTTGTTTATGGTAATAGCGAAATCCAAGCAGTATTGTCTCCAGCTAACACAACGCAAAGAAATATTGATTGGCTTATCTTGTCAGGAGCTGATTATGCGACATTGACACCGAATACAGATGATCCTTCAATATGTAATATTTCTTTCAAGGCTACAGGAGGCAACGTTACGGTCATAGCTCGGAGTGCTGATAACGAAGATATACACTATGCAAGACAATTTTCTGTATATAGTAGCTCTACAGGTGATTGGAACATTAATGGCGAAAAGGTTGTAAATAATGTTAGGAATTCAGCCACATATTCAATTAGTTGGCTCAATGGTACAGATGCTACAGATTATGCATGGAGCATTGGTCTTGGACAATCCTATGCATCTATAAACAATGATGGAGTCCTTACTGTTAAGCCAGGCGCTGATAACTCAACTGTTACAATAAGGTGCTCTGTTAATTCTACGTATAAAGAGTATGTTGTTACAGTTACATATGTTCCAGCAGAAATAACATTCGAGCGAGAAAATATTCATCTCAGCTGTGATTATGGATCATTCAAGCTTCCATATAGATACACTGGAATAACAAATCCCATTGTAACGGTGGTCGGAAATATGATTCTAACTACAGACGTTGAAGATAACTCTAATGTCATCACATTCAATTATGTAACAAATCCTGAGCAATATGCGAAGACTTTAACCATAACCGTAACAGGAACACGCACTGATGGGCTTGGCGAATATTCTAAATCTACAACGATTATTCAGGACTCATTCGCTGCTTATCTGACCCCATATTGGTCGCTTAAAGCACTTGAAACAATAAGAGCAAACGAAACATCGCTAATACCAAAGATAACCGATCAGAACAATATTGGTTATCAAGTTGTATCTGATGCCTATTGGATTAGTCCCGTAGATAGCGGCACGTCATCTCCTGTGTATAGATTAGACTTCTCACATAACAAATCGTTGTCTGCAAGAATTGGTGTCGTACGTCTTGTTGATAAAAAAATGTCATATAATGTTGGTTCTGTAATTAAGGAAGACTGGGCGTTTATGAGTGAACCTAATCCAAGTAGTGGTATTCCTAATGGTTCTAACTTAGGCCCGACAGATGTTGCTGGAACAAGCACATTCAATCTTTATAGAACATCCAAGCTATATTATCCAAAGTCATCAATAAGTTCTGACAAATTCTCTTATGTAGATATGTCTCCATCGAGTGATTATGATGCAACATACACGGTTACAATGTTTGGTCAACACGGAGTAACTGATGAAATTCAACATGTGATAGGGATTTATAGCTCATATCCTGGAGTGCCTACAGACGAGAAAACGATTGTTCAGAATGCTTACGATAACAAGCAATACTATAATCTTGAAATCAATTTTACAGATCCAATATTGGAATCAATCGATATTGACCTTCTTGATCTTGATGCGGACGGAGCTATATTGGAATCAACAAAATCGACACCAAATCTTTCTGGTACGGAAAACAAAGCCTCATTTGCAAATCTTGAAGGCGGCAAAGCTTATAGCATAAGATTGAGCGCTACTGGTTTTGATACAAAAACGCAATCTGTTCCTCCGTTCAACAATGATACCACTATAAACGTATATATGAATGCTAATAGCCATAGGCTTTACTGTTATACAACGTTCAATTCGACAACTGTAGTACAGTTACCGAATAACCAAAAATTCTTTACGGAGACATCAGATCAACCGTTTATAGTAACAGCTACAGACAGTAATCTATCCGATGATATAAAACAGATAAATGAATCAACTGGTAGAGTTGAACCAATATTTGGTGTAAGTTTATTTAATGCGGAGCCACGAAATCCTGAGAGATATTCATTTGTTGATTTTAATCTTTCTAGATTACAACATTCATGCACGCTTCAGCAAGTACTTGATAAGGTTTGGCCAAACAGGGATGGCTATGTAGCTGTTTGGTGTTACTTTAGGGACATAGCGACAACATAATATATATATATATGGTAACTAATTTTGCAACAATCACACCTGATTCCGGTTCAGGAGACGCCACGTTGACTATAAGCGCGACTAAAAACACCGGACGAAACTCACGTACAGTAACAATCTCCGCAAGAGAGACAAGTGGAACATTAACATCAAGCAACAACCTTGAGATTACTCAAGAAGGAGCAACAGAGTTTATAAAAATTTCTTCTGTCGGAACGGCTGTCAACGATGGTGGTAATGTAAATGTTGTATTTACATCTAACAGTAGTTCATTTATTGCAAAGGTTGAAGCTCCGACTGGATATTCTTCCCAAACTCCTATAATTAAGAGTATCAGTGTTAATAATTCTGCCGTTTCACTGTCTGGCACAAATAATATTACTGTTACACCTACAGGAGATCCAGGAGCCACAGCTCAGTATACTGTAACAATGGTTGTAACTATTCCTGCGAATGCGGCTACGTCTATTGTAAAGTACCCCGTAACAATAACATCAGCAACGACAGCATCTGTCGTTGGCACTGGAGATATTAATCAGGCAGGAGCTGAAAAGTGCCTTAAATTTACGAATAGTCAGGGGGCTGAGATATCATTTATTCGCATTAATGCAGATGGTGCACCGTCAACCGGCGCAAAGATATCCTCCAATATTGCCTGGACGCTTACAACTGTTTAATTTGTTTAACACAGGGGACGGGTTATGCTCGTCCCTTAATATAATAGCTACATGAGTAATTTTTATATTAAGAGCGGCGATACATCCGGATCCGGAAATAGTGATATAGTTATTAGCACGTCCTCGCAAAACAATGGAAGAGAATCATTAAAAGGACGGTTTAGGGTATCATTTGATAATGATGAGTATGCTACTATAAGTCTCGAACAAATTGGTGTTGGAAATATTCTCAATATGTCGAGATATACCCAACATCTTAGCGCGAACGAGTCAGTCATAACTATTTCTGGCACAGCAAATGTCAGTACCATTGCGACATCGATAGCCGGCAGTATTCGAGTAAATAGTAATGTTATTTCTAATTGGAATGGCGTAAGTCGTACATTTATTACAGGTGATCCAGGGAAGACGTCTATATACGACTACATAATAACAATCGATGTTGGTACAAACACATCGTCTTATCCAAGGAACATAAATATTATTCTGTCAGACGGTAACAATATAACCAAAACGTTGAATATATCACAGGACGGAAATGGTAGTACACCTGAGCTACCAGCTGATAAGTATATGTACTTTAGCCGTACTACGATTAATTTCACATCTAATGCTGGTGTACAGACTTCATCAATAATGTCTAACGTCAATTGGAGGCTAAGTACATGAAGATAAGATATTACATTTATGCAATAATTGCCTCTGTTATCATTGTGTTATTCGTATCATCATCAGTATTATATAAAAAGAATATCTCACTTAATAGAGAATTGGCGAAATCGAATAGTAATGTAAATGCTTACGAGTTATTCAATTCTGAACTGAAAGACAGTGTGCTCGTCCTTAATTACACAATTGATGCGTTAAATAACTCTGTTGACAGTATTAATCAAAAAATGAATGCTGTACGCAAAGAATTACGCGTAAAAGACAAAGAGCTCGAGAGCATCTCAAGGCTTGTAATGACATCTTCCAAAAAAGATACGGTAGTGCTTAGGGATACGGTATTCATAAAAGGCATGAAGGTTGATACGGTTCTCACTGATAATAGCTGGTACAATCTTGCGTTAAGCCTTGAATATCCAAACAAAATAACCGTGCATCCTGAATTCAATAGCGATACATACATAGTAATATCGTCATCAAAAAGGATTGTCGGCAAGCCAAAAGTGTGTTGGATTGGCAGGCTGTTCCAAAAACGTCACGTTGTTGTTGAGGGCAGAATCGTAGAGAAAAATCCGTACATAAATGTAAATGAACAAAGGTTTGTTAAAATAGTTGACTAATATGAAAGAAGATATAGAAGAGCCAATTATGGACGAGCCTGTTGATTGCAGTCCAGATATCCCAAGTGACGATAAGTTCGTTAATAGGGGAAACGCTATAGTGTCTTGGATTGATAAAGGCCTTAAGCTGCTCAGCAAAGAATATAGATGGCTAAGAATACTAAAGAACATCGCGATGATGTGCATTATTGCAATTTCTGTGTGGTTTCTCGTATTTCCTAAAAAA